AAAACCCCCCAAATAGAGGTGTAAAACCCCCCAAATAGAGGTGTAAAACCCCCCAAATAGAGGTGTAAAACCCCCCACAGACGAACGGATTATAGTTTATGAAAATAATTTATATATTTGTGTCATCAAATTATAAACGAAATGAGCAAAAGAATTTTACGCACGACTAAACGTGCAACAAGAGATGTGGCAAAATACAGTTCTGCTCGACAGAAACGCTGTTGGGCTGTAGTTGTAGAAGCCTTGCAAGAATTTATCCCAGGAAATGAAGAAGTGGACTGGAAAACTTTAGATACGGAAAGACTAAAACAAATTTTTCCGTTGAATAGCCTTTCTGAATTTGAAGTAGAGGTTGAACCTAAATATGTTATGTCTCATAATGGTAGTGTAAGATCTTTACTTGAAAAAATGACGCAGATTAATGTCATAGATGAAGTAGATGAACAGGGTAGAAAGGCTACTTTTCCTCTATTTTATACTCTTTTGAATAAGGATGGAAGATACTGGGTGGGAATTCCACCACGTTCCCTTAGATGGTTACTGGATTTTTCCAAGAAAACAGGTTACACTTCTTTTTGTGTTCAATCTTTTATGGCTCTTCAACGGCCTACTTCTATGAATTTGTATCTTTACTTGTCAGAGAATCTTAACCGTAAGCATCCTAAATATGGTGCTGGGGTTTGGGATGCTGATTTACAAGAACTTCGTAAGCGGTTGGACTGTCCAGAGCAGATAGACACTAATCGCTTTGTTACAGATTATATTAAAGAATGTAAGCAAGAAATTGATGATAGAGGGTGTCGCCTTACATTCGAATATGAATATATTCTTAAAAAGGTAATTGCTAAAAAGCGAGCTCGTGTTGTTGGTATAAGGTTTAAGGTTACGGATAACGGTTTTATGAATAATAAAAACCCATCCTTGGACGAATAAAAACCCATCCTTGGACAAAAGAAATTTTAGAAGAATTCCTGATAAACTCCTTGGATATTCAAGAAAGATGACTACCTTTGTTCTGCAATCAGGTTGGTTGCCTTTGTTTGTTTGGTTTTTATTTTGTTTGCATTATGGCACGTTTTTCTGCTTCTGATTTCAGGTCTTCCGTTAAGTCCATTCTTGGTCGTGGTCTGGTTCTTCCGTTTGCTGTAACTCTAGGCTGTGAGTGTACTGATCCTGAATATGCAGGCCGTCTCTTTGACATAGCGTCAGTGGTTCGCAAGAAGAACGGTCAGATATTCCTGATGGATGTGGTAGGAAACCAGTTTACACCTGAGGAGATGCGTCCTGTTGATCTTCAGATCATTCTGGGCATCATGAAGAATGCTGACATGGATAAAACATATGTTTACTAAAATAATTTCGTATTATGAAAAAATTTATTGCAGTTATCACAGCGGTCATTCTAGGAGCGTCCGCTGCATTTGCTCAAAAGAGCTTCTTTGAATACCAGAATGTCGGTGAAAACATAGACAGCGTCTATACTTCATGGAAACGAACCTCCGACTGGTACAAATACAATGTTGACATGTTTCAACGTATAGATCAGGTGCTTGTCACTACTGTAGAAAATAATCAGATTATAGATAAAACCTACCTCATATATAACATTTATAGCCGTATCATTTATCGTAAGATACTAGCCATCAATGATTATATTATGAACTTTAATGATGCGTTACAGGACTTCAAGAGTAGAATATACGTCAATTCCTTTCTACGACCCTATTACGATAAAAACGTTAATATAGAACAGGCTGTATGCAGTGAGGATGATCGTAGTGATTCCTTTAGTCTTGCATTTCAAATGAAAGATAGTTCATCCACGACATACATACTGGAAATTGTGATCGAAAAGCGATGGTCACAGTACATTGGGTATTACTATAGAGTGTATGAATCCTATGTGGACTATGCCTTAAAATGATGATATGATATGAATATGGTGGAACAGAATATACAGTCTCTCAAGGCGGAAAATGACCGTCTTGAGAGAAAGCTTTACTTCAAGGAGCGTGAAGTCAAGGATCTGCAGAAGGAACTTGACAACGCCAGCACCCTGATAGATGAGCTGACGACCAAGAATGCCGAATTACAGCGACTTTTGGACAGTCAGCAGTCCACTACCCTACAAGCACCTCCAGAACGGCTAACAGCAGGCGAATTTCAGTCACTGCTGAATGCCACAAAGGATGTTGAATTACAGCAGGGGCTGGAAGCTGAATGGCAGGATGTAATGGTGGCATTCTCTGACCCGATATTCTGGGAACAGAACTATCCGGACATCGTGCTGTTTCGTGATGATGAACACAGGTGCTTCCATACCTTGGATGGAAATATTAGGGTAAGCTACCCTATAACACAGGAAGCTCTCAGTGAACTGGGGTGGGAGCATGTTCGACCGATAACCAGCGAGGAATCCCTTAGAATAACCAATGATTACGACTTATGAAACAGTCAACAGTAAGATTAGGAAAAGATGAATGAGGATCGCATTATTAAGTGGTTTGAGTATATAGCTCGATTGGCTACTGACAGAAAAACTCCATACGGATTTATAATGAAAGATTCAGACGTGCTTGATGAAATCAAGGTTAAGGCTGAACAATGTATTCAACTCATTAAAAGATATGGCCTGGATAGCGAGGAATAAAAATAATACACTTGTCATTTTCAATGATAAGCCTGTATCTGATGGATTTGAATATTATAGAGAGGAAGTGATTGAATCTGAAAATTTTATTGATTATGGCGTAGAACTTCCTACTGGTGCTGATTTTAGACTTCTAGGAAAACACATCGTTTATGCTGACGGTGCAATAGAATTAACGTAAACCATGAATGATAATAACATAGACAATAGACTGCTGAATATTCTTAGAATGGACTTTGATGACATGGCCAAGGAGGACACGAACTATTTTCGTAACAGGATTAGAGAGGAGTTCCGTGTTTCAGCTGACTACATCACACTGGACAGGGCGGTGTGTAGAACTGCATTCTGCCTGTTGAAGCGCAAGTACATTCATAGAATTGAAACCGTCCTCATTCAGCCGAAGCCGCTGGTCAAGGACGGTGGTTCATTTGGTGTTAGAAGTCGTATTCGCAAGCCGATAACGCTTCCTGTGTGGGATCATCTGCGTAGAGAAAAGGTGGGTGTGTTCGCCGTCGAATCAGGCATGTATCCATTGATTGACGTATGGTTTACTGACAGGAGCACCTGTCTAACCATTCTTGTGGATAATGGGTTCATTGACATGGACGACACTCTGTTTGACTTCCATGTTCTATAAAGGCTACGAGGACTGCAGAAGTTTCACACCTGTGCAGCCCTCGCATTGCTTATTGAAAAGAAATTAAGCAAAACACCAACCTAACCAATCAAAAGGAAAATACATTCCTGCCTGAAGCAGTACAAAAAGCAGAACAAAGGTATGTCTAGAATATGACATTTCAAATCTAGGCTTCATTTCTAAAGACAGTCATGTAGCGATCATTGATGGCATCAAAGTGATCCCTGAAGAACTTTACCAGCACGGACACGTCATTGACCTTGGGTGCGCCTATCGGTCGTAGGATGCCCTCCTTGCAGTGCGGATCATACATGCGTAGAAAGATGCCCTCCGGAGCTATGAATCCTACCTCCTTCCCCTTGAACAGTACCTGTACATAGTCCGTCTTGATATATCCAGAGCCGTTCTGATACTTGAACGGCTTCAATGTGATGTTACTGTTCATCATAGCTCTTCTATCTTAATAAGTGTTGTCTCATAGGCACTGTCCTGACCTCGTCTAATCTCCCTGTTGTAGATGCCCTGTGCACCACGGCTTGTCTTTGCCCATACCTCTCTTGTGTAGACGTGTGATGAAGATAGACCCATCGGGGTGAGCTGGCTGTAAGTGATTCTAAACTTTTTCATAACGTGAATTGATTTAATGATTACACGGTAAAGGTAGTTATCTTTCTTGAAATATCCAAGGACTATAATGAAGAAATCCTGACGACTTATCACAAGCGGTCAGGATTGACATGGAAATAACAAATTCTTTAAGTATTGCTACTTTATAACTGATATAACGTATCCAGGAATCGGGCAGTCCGTAAATGAACGTGTATCCTCCTCAGGAGTGTCAGTGAACATAAGACCTGCAAAGGATGTGATTTCATTTTCAGAGACCCTTATAGCAGGAATCCAGTTCGTGCCGTCATGTGTCTTGCTGTCCTTAATCTTAACCCAGACATAGTCTGGTCTGTCATTTTTAGCCGATTTACGAGACTTTTCCATTGACTCCTCACTAACAGGCTCAGTATGGAAGGATTCTTCGCCTAAAAAGGTCATTCCAAGCATTTCATATCCCAGCCTAATCTCATCCTGAATATATTCCTTGGCTACGACATCAATGCGCTTTTCATTTAGAACGTATGGTGAATCACTGCATTCCATAATGGGAATTCTTGTAATTTCTTTTGAATGAATGCTTCCCAGAATAATCTCGTACTTATACAGGTGGGCATTCCTGCTGTGACGTGAAATTCTTGGGAGTTCTGGGTTGTCGTCCACTGATGGGTATGCTTCAATAAGAGCCAGCCTTACTCCCGAATGCAGGGCATCATTGATGATTTCATTTGCTTTCTTCTTGAGACTGTTTCTGCTCGGATTTTCCATCAGAATACGTGTTCTTCTAACTTTTCCACAGGAACTGTTTATTTCCTTAAATAGGAAATTATAAGTGGCTTCTAAAAACATAGTTGTTAAAATTTTATTATTTATGTTATAAACAGCATTTCATAAGAAATTCGGGGAATAATCCCCGAAAATCTAATTATTTGGCTTCTTGACAAAAGGAAGTTTTATTATCTTTGATTTCTTTTCCTGCTGCTTGACTTTGGGCTTGGAATCCTTTTCCGGTTCTGCTGGCTGTGGAGCAGCTGGCAGCTTTGGAGCAATGAACTTGCTAGGAACGATGTCCAGTTCAGTTTCACCCTTGTCATCGGTGTGTTCCCTGACTACCTGTGTGGCTTCTGCCCTTGTGACAATTTTACCGTCAAAGTCTGAGCAGTCCTTTTTATAGACCACGCGATACATGGGTGTGTCTATCTTCATCGTAGGGAGCGTCTCCACAGGCACGAAGTCACAGCCAAAGTTTCTTGCAGTAAGTTCTTCAGTGTCAATAAGGGTGTCACCGATATACACACAGTCATCCTTTGTAAACTTGTGATCTACGATCTGTTCAAATTCATCAAGCATGGATGTAAGCATTGCAATATTTGGCTTGCGACCTTCAAACTTTGCATCCTGCTTCGGGCAGAATTTTCCTGCCACAAAGGTGTGCAGTCCGAGGAATTCCTGAAGTGATGCAATGACATACATGAATTTCTGCTGGAACAGTGTTGGATTGACGAATCCAGCTTCTATTCCACCCTGATTGGATACGATGAACACGGCATTGGGGGCTATTATTTTTATCTTTGCAAAGACGTCCAGCCGAAGCGTCATGTCATAGACTCCAAGTGGAAATGTTTGTCCTGATGTTGTCTTGATGAGGGTGTCGTCCATGTCGACGAACACGATTCTCTTTTCTGAAAGTTTCATTTTTTCTTGATTTCTAATATCTTACCATTAACTAGGTCATAATTGACCGGATTTGTTTCCAGTGCTCTCTGGTCAAACTGTGCCAGAAACTTGCTGATGGCAATCATGTCATTCTTGGGTAGGGCAATAAACTTGACGTAGTCAATCTTTTCCCCCTGAATTGATATGACAGCCCAGTTCTCCCCCTTTCGAGGAATGTTGGCCGAAACGCTGATACCGCCCAGCATGGATTCCAGCTTCTTCTTGTAGACATTGACGGTATTCTGTAGAATGCGTAGCTCTTCAATCTCATGCTTCATCTGTAGAGTTGTTTTCTGCTGCTGCTCACAGGTGGTTCTCATGCTGGAGAGCTCGTCACTGAAAGCCCACTCGAAGAAGCCCTTAAACCTCTGTTTTATCCATTTTCTCATGATATATGAATGTTATATAATTTTTAAGGCAGGCGTCATACCAGTCGTCCACTGAAAATGAAGCCAGCGCAAATTCGTTCAGGTATTCCTCATAGGAGCTCCAGAGGCCTTCACCATATCTGCCACTGTTGACAAGCCTACCCCCGTGGGAGAAGAAATCCTTGGCTCTGACAATGACTGTTGCTAGGGTGGAGGTGAATATCAACAGTTCCTCATCCCTAGGATAGGGCTTGTCAAGCCCCTGTGAACGAGCCGTGGCCTTAACGGCCGTGTAGGCCGTACCTGTACGATCAATGACTAGATTTGAATGCTTGTTCCAAGTACCGTCACACCATATCAGACCGTGAAACCATCTGTTCATGAAGTCTATGTGCCCATGTAGATCAAGTGCGTCCTCTCTGTTCACCGTGAACTGTATTCTCCAGTGATCATCTTTCTTTTTTGCCATATCTATCTGGATTTTACTGGTTTTCTCTTTCTAGGCGGGATTGGTGCAAATGTGCCGTCCTCCATCTTATGGAGCTTTAGCTTCTTTCTTGTGGAAAATGCAAGAGCATGTGTCTCATCCGTTACATACGAAGTGCCTGTTCTCGGGTTGCGACATTTTCTGGAGGGAATCACCTTGCGATTAAACTTGCCAAAGGGTGTTGCAACCTCCTGTCCATCAACTAGAACGGTACTCTTAAGAATGTCACTCAATGTCTCTAGACATTTCCTAACCAACAGGGGCTTGACAAGCACCCTCCTGGATATTTCCCTGCATAATTCTGACTGTCTCATAACTTTTCAATGTTTTATTATTGAATTATAACGTGCAGTCATGAAATATCCACGAATATTTCCTAGCTGAATGTAAATACTGAAAATACCCTGCTGTGCTGGCTGTATGACCGTCGGGGACATTGATCCTTCCACCCTTGAGCCACTGCTCCATGAGCAGTGCTGACTCATCGTCAAGCGAAATGCTCACTGTGCTGCCGTATCCTTCCATCTTGAGACCGTATTCCTCCTTCAGCGTACCGTGCATAAGCATCGCAATGGATGGGGGTAGGTTGCTGTCACGAATCCATTGCCACCACCTCGGAGTGCTGAACATGCCTAATTCCGTATTCAGGAATACAGGCATGTTCAGCACTCTTGTTATATAGTATAGAATTATCGTGACGTTGTTTGGTGTTACGACACAGTGTGGGTGCAGCCTATAATTCATCATCTTCTTCGTTTCTTCTAAAGATATAGTGATACATTCCATCCATGCAGGAATAGAGGGCTGACTTCAGCTTCCACCCCTGTGCCTCCATCTGCCTAAAGAATTCAGCGTCCCTGTCCGTTCTTGACTTAACTATCTTCCACATGACTACAATTCATATTTACGAATGATTGACTTTAGTTTGGCTGCATAGGATCCGTCCTCTGCATATATTCTATCCAGTAGGGCAAGATAGGCGTCATCTGAAAGACCGCGACCATAGGCACTCTGCCACAGAGCGTAGTCAGCGATGCAGTCATGCCATGACCTGAATCTGGCGTGGTTATGATATACCCCCACTGCAAAGGTTGGACGCTGTCCTGGAACTTTCATGCCTAGACAGTTGTTTCCGTTTACAAAGATGTCGGACGTGAATTCACCGCTCTCCAGTATGCACTGAGCCATGACAATGTTTGGATGCTCCAGCCGAAGCTGAAATATCCTGTCATACACTGACTCCATTAGTTCGCTTTTGCTGGTGGAGTCATTGAGGTGGTTTATAGCTTCATCATTGTTAGATTCATGATTGCCTGTAAAGGGTATTGCTGTTATTGTTACACCTGCAATCACTAAAAGAATCCAAAAAATCGTAACAGGCCTAACAGGCCAAAAAATTTTCTCGTTCATAATCGTTTTTATTTTGTTAGCAATTTGCAATTAGACATAGAATTCCCATTAGGGTTAGAGCTATAAGTGCTCCAGTGAAGGCTGCTCCAAGCATGATCGCTGTTACGGCAACCATCCTGTCCACAAGATTTAGACTTGTAAGCCATAGAAGCATTCTATCTATCATGTTTTCCATATCCCCTATTATGTGGTTTTGCGACCTCAAAGGTATATATTATGAGTGAATTCCCTGTCATAGAGTTCCTCGACATTGAAGAATGATGGGTACTCCGACATGGATGGGCTTATTCTATCCGTAAAGTCTGGATAGTAGTCCACATCCACCACACAGAGCATTCCGGCCACCTCTGACCATCTAAGAACATTCTTTGGAATCCATGCAGCACCAAGTTCGAGATTCAGCACCCTTACAGCCTTGTCGGTACAGTGTGTGACAGCTGCCGTGATCATTCTGCCGTTCATGAACAGGCGTACAAGCCCTGAACAGTTCATGTAGGAACGAATATAGGATTTCCGTGTATCTGCCGAGTTTTCCGGTTTCTGGGCGACTGTCGCCTCCCTGTCCTGAGGTGTGCATCGAAGTGTCACCGTTCCGTCCTCATTGGCCGTTATTTCGGCCACATTGTAGCTTCCTGTCCAGCCGTCTAGAGTGATTGTAAGTTCCTTTGTCATATCGTGTGTATTTTTATGCGTGCAAATATAAGGCAGTTCCTTGGATATCCAAGGAACTGTTCCTGGAATTAGATTTTGAAGTCGGTTACGAAGCCAAGATAGTGCTTCGCTCTTGTGTAGGCAACGTAGATGAGGTTGTGCTCCTGTTCAGCCATCCAGTCTATCTGCATAGCCCTTTTCAGGAGGAACTTGTCCGGACACAGGATGAACACCCTGTCGCTTTCAAGCCCCTTGGACTTGTGGACGGTGCTGAGACAGATTCCCTGCTTGCTTTCGTCACTGAAGATTGCGTTGATGCGGTCGCAGACGTCCTCAACCTTGGTGAGACCCTCGCTGATGACCTCAATAGCCTTGATCTTGTCAGCATAGAGAACGTAGGACGTGTGCTGGACGGCTTCGTCAGCAGTCAGCCCAGTGGTCTTCACGATTTCAGCCTGAACACGAGCAAGCTCCTTGTTCATGACCTTGAGCGCGTCCTTGATGCGAACCCTGTTAGTCTTCTTAAGCATGTTGATGAGATTGACACCGATGTCACGACCCTTGATGTAAGCCTTGACACCCTCCCCGATGTACTTGATGCAGAGTGCCACCAGAGGAGCTGAAAGACGGCACAGAACCATGTCACCGTCCTGGATGTCAGCAATCTTTGCGGAGTCATTCACAGTGCCAGCACCAGCACCCTCTCGCCATTCAATCTGTGGAACCTCAGCCTGTGCCCTCTTGATGATGTCCATGTCACAGCGATAGCATACGGACAGCGGGAGCTCCACCGTGTTAGGGAGCTTGGTGAGAAGCCTAAAGGACTCCACGTCCGCACCTGCAAAGCCGTAGATCGCCTGACGTGGATCACCTACCGCCACGAAGCGTCCATTGCGCTTGATGGTCTTCAGGAACAGGGTTCTCTGTGCCGCATTCAAGTCCTGACATTCGTCAATGAGAACGAGGTCATACTTGAAGAATCTGATGTCCTTGAGGTAGCATGGAAGATAGACCATGTCCGTGAAGTCAATGGTGGACAGGCCGCTTTCGCTGCGACCCCACACGATCGCATTCATGACAAGCTGAACCTCGTTGTCATATAGGAAGATGCCGTGCTTGTGAGCCACATTGACGATGTCCTGTGTGGACTGACACAGATTGACGCGTGCAAGATCGATGAGGTCGATGATGTTGGACTTGTATTCTGACTTCTCCTCCAGAGACAGCTCTCTTGTGGGTGCGTATGCACCGGACTTCAGCTGCTCGTTGACATACTGGCGATACTTGCTGCTGTTGATGGCACCGGCGGTGGATATCTGCTTGCGAAGTGCAGAGCACCCAAGCGAGTGAAGAGTCCTGACGTCCACGTTGTTAAATCGGGAGGTCTTTATCTTGAGCTCCTCCACAATGGACTTGTTGAATGCGAGGAAAAGAACCCTGCTGGTGGCTGGAACACATTCCAGAAGACTGATAAGGGTCGTTGTCTTGCCGCTTCCTGCGACAGCGTTGATGACTGCATTGCCTGAACCCCTTTCGATGAAGTCGTAGATGCGCTGTTGATATTTGCTCGGTGTAAATCCCATGATGTAGATGATTTTAATGATTAACTGCTGCAAAGTTAGTTATCTTTCTTGAATATCCAAGGACTAGTCTGTAGTTTTCAAGAAATAATGTAGTTCTTCACCCATGAGGTTCTCCAGCGCGTAGTCCCTAGCGCGATAGAAGAGTTCACTATAAAACTTCGATCTATTCTCATTACCCTGATCATACCAGTACCAGCACTTCCAGTTCAAGACCAGTACCAGCTCCGTGAGGTATTCATAGTTATCCTTCCATGCGTTAAAGGATCTATTATAGGTGTCCATGACGGCACTGGCTCCAAGGCTGTCAGCTATGCTGAAGTCCTGCCAGAATGTTGTCCTAGGCTCGTAGCCTGTAATTTCCTGAATGCCCCATACAGGGATGTTGACTTTCTGTTCCATCATAGTATGTGATTTTTAATGATTACAGGGGCAAAGTTGGGGCTGCTTCTTGAGATATCCAAGAAATATTCTAGGAATCTTCTAAAAATATTTCATAAAAAGAAGGACAGGGGTGCATCACTGCAACCCTGTCCAGACGCAAACATAGCGCAATATAGTAATCATAAAATCAAATAAGACATTCTTTCATTCATATAACGTGTCATCGCCTGGATTCGTACCACGCAATTCTACGTTTGATGCGCGCGTAGTTCCTGACGAAGAGCATGCACACATATGGAGGAAGATTTTCCGTGTCGCCAGCGTCTCGCACACAGGTGTCAAAGTCAAGACATAAGTGTCTGAGGGTGTTCCTGTACTGCATTATTCTCATATTGTAGTACCCCTTGCCAGAGATCATTCGTCTGGCCTGTCGTATCTGCCTTGCATTCATAGTCTATCAAAATCTTCATTTAGCATAAAGGCATGTGTCCCGTCGGGCATCTTCACTGCCGTTCTGTCAGCAAATCGAATTCGTGCGTGTGACCTTATCCACGATGCACGGTGGACACTGCCTGTTTCACGGTGTGACGTGGATAGTGTCGTAGAAGTTCAGGCTGTTCCTGAATGCTTCTAATGATTTTTAGTGCTGTTCTGCTTTTCATCCTTATAATGCCTTAAAACGATTTCCACTTTTTTATTATACAGGAGTATGAGTCCCCAAAGTAGGAAAATTTGAAGTTCATACCATGCATCAACCCAGCACCCATCCATAGCATTAAGTATGCAGGCTAGCAGATTGAATGCACAGGTGAAGATAATTACTGATCTAATCCATTTTGGTATCATTTTCATGTTCCTTTTTAAGACTGTTCAACATGCTGTCCACTAGGCTGATGACATCATTTACTGCCTTGTGGTATCCTGCACCATAGACAGCACCATAGACCTCTCCAGCGTTGCACTTCTTCACGTTTGTCTCCAGCGTGCTCTTAACGTGCTGAAGCGTGGCTTCAACTGTATATGGAACAGCAGCCTTCCACCCATTAAGACGATAGTCGTCAGGGGTCATTCCAAACAGCTCTCCAGCAAACGTTCCGGCATAGGGGTAACGCTCATGACCCTCCTTAAGAGCTTTTCTAAGAATCTTCTTCATCCTTTACCTCGTCCTCATCAGTATTAAACTCTTCCCAGCCCAGTATCTTCCACAGACCCATTCTTGTCTTTCTGTGTTGGCGGTACAGTCCCCACACCCATTTCCTGAAGAGATCACCGCTGTAGATGCTGGCGTCCCTGTGATTCCTGACAAACTCCTCCCATACGGCATTCATGTCAAGCAGTCGAGCAGGGAATTCCGCCACGTCAGCGGTTGATGGGTTACGCGGGAATGCAACGTTTGTTAGAACCACCATCATCGCTCCGACCAAGGCTGGTATCTGATTGGACGGAGAGCCGTCCATGGTGAACCTGTCATGCAGATCCTGAAGTTTTGCAAGCAGAACCTCTGCTTCGTCCATTCTTTCGTTTATATTTGCCATAATGTCATATTTTATTTTGTTTTTTTGCCGTACCCAGTAAATCCAGTAAAACTACAATTATTCAGGAAATTCTGTGCGTCATTATCTACCGTATTAGTATTGATCCTCTCCTTATAACGTATAACAAGTGCACACGCATTCGACAATTCTTCGGTCTTATTTCCCAATACTTCCTTAAGAGAGTTTTCCTTGTGCTTGACGAGCTCCGCAAATTTTACAAACAACTTTCATATGTGTTATCCCTTTTTATCTTGATTAAATTAACTTTGCCCAATCTTCTATTGCATGTTCACTCGGTTTCATATTCATCCTTCTTTCTTTTCTGGAGCAAAGAACAAATCCATCGGAGTTTCAATGTCGTCTAACCATAATCCATCTCTTCTATAGAAGCATGTATTTTCACAGACGGGTCCTTGCAGGAGAGCGACGATTGGGTGATCATCAAAATTTCCATCTGTGCATACAATCCTCACATCTTTACCAGCTCTAGTGACAACTTTTCTATTAGGGTTCTTCAGATATTCCTGTAAATCAAACTGTTCCATATCGTTCCTCCCATTCTATCTTTATAGTATCCAAGTAAGTGAGTGATTTATTGGTAATAGATATAGCTTCCTCCCTAGTGTCATGTACGTCACCAAGAATAATGGAATCGTCATAGTCCTTATAGACGTTTACCCAGCCAGTTTTCTTCTGGGCGTGCTGTTCTCTTCTATTCATTGCAATATAGGTTTGTAAGTGTTGTAATTCCTCCGGCTTCGGTTATCGTTATTCTGTCATTTACGTCCGGCCTGTCAGCATAGTGGCTCATCAGGGCTTCCGTTGCGTCACAGAAGCAGTCCAGCAGGGTTTCCCACTTCCACCCAGTGGAATGGAGGTTGACTGTTTCATGTGGTGTCCGAATCGTCAGAAAGCCATTGCGCTCGTCCAGAACGCATGACCTCAGTTCTGTGGCTGGAATGCTGAAGAACCCAGCCTGTGTATCAGATGCAGTTTTCCCTCTGTTCGTTACGGACGTGGATCGTGATGCTGTGCTAATCTGTAGATATTTCATTTTTTGGTCGTTATTTACGATTGTGAGAGGTTACCCGACTACTTGTATCACATAGGAGGTGAACCTCTCTAATTTTGGCGAATTTAACGCAAATTCAGGCGAATATCGCCTGTCTAAGTGTGTCCGCTGTGTAGCTTCTTGCGCTGAACACCCATCCAGCCCTACGAATGCCGTCCACCGTCAGGCCTGGATTGAAGCGACCCTTGAGCTCCTTGAGGCGTGCTCTCAGCGGCTTGGTGTCACCCACCACAGCCAGAGCCCTGTCAGAATAGGTGATGATGTCCACACCCTCCCCCAGCTGTGGAGCAGCAGCCTGTTCCTCGCTTGGTGTAGGCTGTGGGGCTGTGATGCGAGCCTGTCTTTGAATGTGCTTCCACTCCATGCTGCCAGCGATGCACTCGTGAATGTAGAAGTTCGTGTCAAAGTAGTCAATCATGCCGTCGCTGTCGTCATAGTTGAAGGACTGGAGGTAGGCGATGACGTCCTGCATCACGACCTCCGCTTCGGGTGCTACTCTTTCGTCACGCTCGCTTCGGTAGCAGTATCTCGTCTGGTAGCCGAACTCCTGACAGCACGTGCCCTGTTCACCGACCAGACCTGAAGCTATCGGACCGCCCTTGAGCTGAACGCTGATCTCACTGCACATGGAGGCAAAGTGGCATCTGATGGAGAATCTCCACTGGTTCCAGTTCTGCTTGCAGTATTCACGAACCAGCGCGGCGATGTCCTTGGTGCTGAGACTGGAGTCATAGTTGGAGCCCTTCCAGCCGTTCTGCGTGTAGAAGTGACGAATGGACTGCTCGGCCGTCATCGTGGGGCGAACGCTTGCGTCCTCTATTCTGTTTACCCAGATGGCGTACAGGCGGCTGTATTCGGCATTGATCTCCTGCATGGGGGCAGGGTCCACGCCCCTGTCAGGGTGGTTGGCCATAGCAAGAGTTCTATACTGATCCTTGAGGTTCTGGAACGATGTGATGTTGTTGAAGTGTGACATAACGTGTGTGAATTAATGATTACGATGCAAATATAATGGGAAGTCCTGGATTTCCCAGGACTTTTCTCTATTTTTCTTCAGGTTTCTGAAACAGGCTGTCAATGGAGCGGAGCACCTCCAGTCTGGCTTCCGCTCTGGCTATCTTGCGCTTCAGGGACGCGATGCGCTTCCTGTCCTGACACTTCTGAAACTCTGCCACGTAGTTGTTGCGCCTGTCCTCAACGGCCTTGATGCGCTCGCTGTGCTCACGCTGGCTTTCCTCAGCCTTGCATGCCTTACTTTCGACAGCAGCCATAGCCGCCTGGATTTCCTCCGGAGTGGTTCGTGCCCACTCCGTGAGCTCATCCCACGACCCTACCTTTTCAGCGATAAAAAGCATATCACCGCTACCATCACCCCACCAATCGTTGAAGTGATTAATCCAGTCAAGCCCTGTTTCCTGATGCGATTAGCGATTTTACGACAGATGTTAGTTACCTCACGACCTTTGAAGTTGCCTGCCAAGTGAATGTCATTAGTGCAAGCACCAATTCCATATTCGTCTTTATCTGCAAACCTAACCTCTGCGTCGCCCCAAAGACCGTGATTCCACGCATCCCTGACTGCCTGGATTTCTTCTGGAGTGAAACCTGCCTGTATGAACCTTGCCTGAATTTCCTGTGTTTTGTTTGAAACGATTGTTGCCATAACGAAATAATTTTAATGATTACGCCTGCAAAGTTGGGGTGGATTCTAGAAATATCCAAGAAAATATTCTAGGAATTCGCCTGAAGTTTCATCAGGCTCGCTTCAGCACGAGCAATCTTACGCTTCAGACTGGCGATGCGATGCTTCTGACCCTTTGCGTCCAGCCCCATTGTGTCTCCTGCTTCGCGCTTGGCAAGCTCTTCACTGTAAAGTGTGAACCTTTCCTCCGCATCGCGTAGACGTGCCGCTCTAGCAGTATTCTTTACAACCGACTGCTGAAGCCTGTCCTGCTTGTTAGAAAGAAGAGCCAAGTTATATTCCCTGCATTCCCGATAAAGATCCTCATAGGTATTGAGGAGTCCTGCCTTGTCCTTGCTGTCCAGACCGACTATTGGTCTAATGTTTGCACTGGCTTTCTGAGCAGCATCACAGAGATTGCCTATTTCGGCCAGGATCCGCTTCTTGCTGATGTACTTGAATGTGTACTTGTCCTTTGCGAGGATGTGTGCGATGTGCGATTCATTTGTGTTTGGAAGAACGATTGTTGCGCTCATAACGAAATAATTTTAATAATTAACTTTCAAAAACCCTTGTTGGCAGCACCTTGCTGAACCAACGACACAAAGTTGGGGCTATTTCTTGAATCTTCCAAGAAATTTTCTATATTTTCGTAGAATCTTCCAAGAAATTTTCTATATTTTCGTAGAATCTTCCTTGGAATTCTTACTTCCCATAAGATCCATCAGGCATATAAGGAGACAGCATGCCTCCTTCTCCTCGGGTGTAAGCGTAGAATTGTGCTCTACCTCTGTATATAGGAGCAGTCTATTCATAAGTCTATCCATTTTTCATTTATCATATATGATAAATGGATGGCAGGCCACCCAGTTATCATGTTTTACTTTACTCCAGTCAAGGTAACTTCATACCATACAATGTCGGAGCTATTAAGACCAAAGAATTCAGCCACCTCATCTCGCGTCAGGACACCCTCGTAGGTTGTGACGTGTACGGCAGATGAGCCGCGCTCCATATAGGAGACTTTCCATACAGGTATATTCATATCATCCATAAGTTTTTATTATAAGCAACGCTTATCCATCTATTACCTGCCATTCACCTGTCTACCCCTCTGACAGCATAAGCCTCTTCTCCTCTTCCCACGCTGTGTCATAGTGTGAATTGTCCTCCCTGTGATACCGATACCACTTGTCATATATCCCAGCTCTGGCATCCTTGATGGCGGCAAGTTCATCCTTGATCTGCACCTGCCACTCCTGCAGAACCTTAATCTTGGCTGTTAGATCTTCAATCTCAGCAGAGAGATTCTTAACCTGTTTTTCACGTGAGTCAATGCGATTCTGAAGCTGTTTCTTTGTGTCCATGATTTCAATGATTTAATGATTACATGTGCAAAGTTGGTGCATTTTCTTGAATATCCAATGAAATTTTCAAGGAATTCTACTAACTTATAATTTTAATCATCGTAACTCGGGATACCTGAGGAGAGTTATAGGAACGGACGTCAAAAATTGCTTAACATTTTACGTAATTTCGGGATTTTTACCTAATCCAGTTTTTGTCTACTCTGGGATTTTTGATACTATCCACTTAACATTTGAAATCAGTCACTCATTATCAGAGAATTATGTTTTTCATGTCATTTTCACGACCAGTTTTTCACAAAATTTCGGCATCCGCCTGTCCCGATGAGCTTCCGTTAAGTACCGAAAATCCCGGAGTTTAGGAAACTGACTGCTCATAGGTGATGTGTCTATATCGGAAACACCCTGTCATCGGCTAATTTCGCACGAAAACAGCCACGACGTGAGCGAAAGGGATTTAGGCGCAGACGGTTCCGCACGGCTCTAAATACCCAGAACCTCTCCACCTAAACCGAACCCAGACCGTCCTCCATGATACAGACTTAACCCTCCATTGAACCCTCAAAACCCACACACACCGACCTCTAACTGAACCTCTAACTCCCCTTAAACCCAATCCAGCCCCTCAACCTGATATCAAACCGACCTCCATTGAACCCCCAAATCACCTCTATATGATAGCAGCCTGACCTCTATACCCTGTGTGTAGGCTCCATATAAGGAATGATTATCATCCATTATAAGAAAAACTTATCATAGGAATAATGGAATGTTCTGAATATCAGGAAGTTGGGGAACGTTCTGTTCGAACGTTCCAGGTGTGAACATCCTACGGAGTTCACACGAAAAGACACACAGGGTCAGGACCAATCTCCGTATTCTCCGTGTGCCTATCAATTATGGGCAACTATAAGTTCTGCTTATCGAGGATGATAAGTTTTAATTATGCACCTCACCCATCTATGCTGAACGCTGGTTATCATGCAGTTCTCTGATCAGATCCTTCATATCGTCCAGGCTCAGATAGTCAGATTCCGTGGGTATCGTAGTGGGCTTCACGACAACAAGCCCTCCCTCCTGTCGTTCACACACATAGCACTGCTGCCCCACGATGGCCGTGGACAGCTCGTTCAGTTTTCTTCTGGCGGCTTCAGCAGCGGACAGTAGATCCCTGTAATCCTTCCAGAGGGACGCATATCCTCTGATGGACGGCATCGGCACGCTCTCTTCCGCAAGGTACTTTTCAAACATGGCCTTGAGAACCCTCCATCGCTCCATATACACTGGGTATATATTAATCAAGTCCTTCATCATTCTACGACTATACACCACTGTCGCATGATCTCGACCGACATACTTACCTACTCTGCTGGACGACCTGCCTCCTGTCAATAGACAGTACCAGCTTCGTGCTAGGGCAAGACGCCTGTTTCTGCATCTACTACGTAACACCTCAGGCGTTATCTCGTAGGCGGTACAGACTGTCTTTAATGCTGCTTCATATACATTCATAATGACTCTAATTTTTGTTATACTAATAATCTGTCTTTAGGCGAAGTCTTTTCCAGTCTTCAAGGGTTACTCCTCGGTCACGTGCCGCTTCTCTCGCTGTGGCTCTAATTTGCTCCAGAGCATCGGGATCCTTGCTTGCCTGCACAATCATGGATACGACTTCCGCCACCTCACCGCACCTTGCACGAAAGCTGTCATAGGACGATGCCGTACCGTATGTTCCGAATGTGCAGTCCACGTTTCTAGGCTCAATCTCCCTGTCAAACCAGTACCCAGCCTGTTTCACGGCCTGACAGTAGCTCTTCAAGCCCTTGAGCACGTCATTCCCTCTTATTTCAATGCCGCATGCACTGTAGATGGCCTTGATTCTACTGAAGACGTCCGTCATGATTACGTCCATGGCAGTTGCCAGTACCATACAGGAGGCCATCTCCTCCGGAATGGATGTGTCATCAATGGTGCTGTGCACACTGTTCAGGTTGGACTTCCCTCTGTTAGTCTTCATAGTCAACATCCTCAATTTCTTCAACATCGTCCACGTCAGCGGTCTTCCAGTGATCCTTAACCCACTTCTCCAGCACGTTCTTCCTGAAGTTTATGCGACCAAACTTCTTCATGGACTTTTCATTCAGTCTTTCGAGCTGTTCGGCTGTCATGAAGAATGTCTGTATTCCGTTGCTTCCACCCTCTACCCAGTAGCTCCATCTGGTGGTTGAAGTGTCAACGGACATGGTTCCCTGCCTAATCTTTGCTCTTAATGTGTCAATCATCATAATATATCTCAGTTTTTACCTACTTCTAAGTCTAATGTCATTGATGCTTACAATCTCCTGTAGATGCTTCAGCCCATTACGGACACAGCGCCTGACGGCCTTTCTGCTCACACCCATGAAGTCAGCAATCTCATCACTGGACATGCCGTCAAGACATTTCTGCCGAAGCATGGTGGCTTCAGACACAGGCAGCTGGCGCATCAGCCCCTCAAGATATTCAATGTCCTGTGCATTCTCCACGCACGTCGTCGGCAGTGGGTCATCCGTGGCTATACATGCCGCCAGAGGAACGACCCCAGCATCATCAGCGGTATCATCCACGTCCAGAGAGACCAGCTGAACTCTCCCATGCCTACGCAGACAGTCCTTGGCACTGTTTACGGCTATGCGAACAAGCCATGCCGACAGCTGATAGTCCGGCTGGAACTTGTGCAGGGACTGAAACGCCTTTTCAAATGTCTCCATGCACACGTCATCCACCTCCTGTGGAACCCTGATGAGAATACTGCTTACGGCATTTCGAACGAATCGACTGTAACTGTTGTATATTTCAGAATAGGCCGCTTGGTCACCGCAGATGGCTCTCTGCACCAGAAAGAAGTCAACCTCCCTCCTGGATCTCTTCATAACGTATGTCATAGCAAAACCCTTTTTGAAGTAAATGTTACAGTTATGTTCTGATGACAGCTCGGGTCAACAACCCTAAACTGTGACTGTACGGAATACGGTGATATCCATGCCTCTCCAGACACCACCTTGAATCCAACTGTACGAAACCATCGACCTACAATGTCCTCATAGTCTATGAGATTTCCACTACGGAAGAAGATGGTGTGTGCCCGAGCCATCAGGTTGATCCTGTCGCGTGTGGACATGCCGTCCAGCCAATGATGCTGACTCTGCTGCTTGTGGCTGGCGGGGGTCCTTACACGTGTCCAAAGTGTCTTTAGTGAGTTCATAATTCAATGTGTTTTTAATTACAGCAACAAAGTTTATCATTTATCCTGAGATATCCAAGAACAATTCTTGAATTTTCATAATAAAATCAGCGGCCAGACCATATATAGTGATTCAGTCGCTGAAATTATGTATTCCAAACACTGTTATTTGGCTATATTGGCATCTATCATCCAGAGCTCCTTCTGCATTGATTCAACCATATTTTCCAGAAAGGACTTTGTGGCAATGTCACTGTCTGGAATCACGGCATGAACAGAACATGCTATTGAAATGAGCCTTGCCCACAGAATGGACAATTCTGGCCACACATGTTCCATGGCAAATTCGCTGTTATTAGGTGCATCACCTATCAGTGTCGTCTGTTCCATCTGAAGCATTGTGGCAGGACATGTTGAACCCAAGGCGCGAATTCTTTCAGCCGTGGAATCAATTCTATCCTGTTCTGCTTCATAAAGCTCCTTCAGAAAGTCGTGTGCTGCCTTGAATCCATTGCCAGTTACATTCCAGTGACAGCCCCATGCGTAGGTCATCACCGTATAATGTGACCCAAGCAGCTCAACAAGTCTATGTATATAATTATTTTCCATTACTTTCAACTATGATTTAACATACACTGCTTTACCTATTTTTGAGTGCGATTATCCGTATACTAGGACGCTCTAAAGCATAGCCATTATACTCAATTACAGTTTCACCAGAAACAGGTAGTTGATTAGACAGAAAATTTAAGGCTATTGATCTTTTATAATTAGAACCAAGAGTTGCCTGTGCCGTCTGTCCTGATAATCCATTATAGCATCTAAAAGTAAGATTCGGTGAATCATTAAGAATTTCCCATCTAATTTTACCATAAGGTGTTCCATCAGGTTGATTGCCTGCATAGACAAAAACCTCAATGCCTGTCACATAATCCTCATCAACAAGTTCATACGTATCAGAATAAAGATTCAGAAAACCAAGTGAATCCTTATGTGTGCGTTCATCTGCGTTCATTATTAACGGCTTACATGTCACAACAGTAGAACTACGACTCAACAATATCTGTGCTTGAAAAGTTAGTGTTAAACTTATAGTAGCAAAAACATCATACGGAACAATTATATCCATAAACAGACTATCACCACCTCGGATAGAATTTACAATCTTTTCCTGTGTGATGGATACAGTCTTGGTGACCCCTCCTGCTGTTACTGTAATGGAACCACTTCGAGCAGCCCCTGTGGTATTCTTTGCTGCCGTAACAGTTACAGTATCATTTCCTGTACCTGACGACTTACTTAATGTTATCCAATCTGGTTTTGCCATATTCTTAATTTTAAAAATTAAATTAGTTATATTATAATATAATTATTTATTGTAATTTACACTCTTACGACTTCCAATACCACGGCAGGAAAGTCACTTTCTCCCTTATATACAAAAGTAGTATCCCCTGATACTGGTATAGGAGTAGAGAATATAAATCCCCAACTGTATTCATTAAATTGTTTAAAAGTAGCTGGATATGTTTGAGATGAATTTGTAGTACCAAATACACAATTAGTTGGCATATACTCTGCCTTACCATGAAAATACTTAAAAGGGGTGTCCCACGGTTCAGTACCAGGGTTACAGAATACTGATATGTAACTAATTTTATCATCCTCTTTTACTGCTGTTTTTTCTAAGTTTAAAGATAATTCTCCTATAGAAAGGGATTGTGTGCTATCTTTCTCCAAAGTAAAATATCCAGCCTTTATATCAGTGCCTGATGTTAAATGTACAAAAACACATAAAGTGATTGCACCCCAATCAAATATACTATTTGGAATACCAACTTCACAAAACTTTCCTGAAGCTTGCAAGAAGTTAGATACTTTTCCTGCCTGACTTACTTGTATTTCATGAGTTAATCCGTTAATAGTTTTTACAGTAACTATCCCACTTCTTGCAGAAGTTGATGTGTTTTCTGCAAAAGTGACATTAAATCTTCCTATGCCTTTTCCTGATGAAGGACTAACTTTTATCCAATCTGGTTTTGCCATAATATTTATTTTTTTTATTTTATTCAACAGTCCATTCCACGCTATCCTGTGTGTCCACGGTTACAGAATAAGTACCACCATCTGCCCCCTTAGAAATAGAAGAAGCGCCTACTACAAGATATTCAGTCTCACCATATACAGTTGATACACCCTTATCCCCAGAAACATATCTTGAATTTGGTCCTGAATAAGCCTTTATATCCTTAAAGTACATACCATGTGCACCAAGAAGATGTATAGGCTGGGAAAATACATAGCTACACTTAGAAGATGTATCTCCTACATTTAAGGATATAGAAAATTTCAAAATAGTAGGGTCAGCACTACTCACACCTCCAGTCTGTTCTGGAAAACTTATGAGACTGCCGTCACCCTGACACACAGATGCTTCCACTATCAGATAATCATAGGCTGTTACAGGTCTTAGAGGTGTAAACACACAATAATAAGAATTAACAATCATAGGACCACCAGAAGCTCCTGTTTCAATTCCTACAAGATACAATTGAATCTTAAAGCTAGGCTTTCCGTATTGTATCACCTTAATACTTTTGACAATACCACTCCCATCCTGAGCCTCAGCCTTTATAAACCCCTCTCTACTATATATCGTATCGTTCTCCGAAACTGTTACAGACACGGTATCATTTCCCGTACCTGACGACTTACCCAATGTAGCCCACGTTAAATCTGCCATAATATAAGATTTTTATAAAACATTTACCAGCCTATTTTTGACAGTAACCTCGACCAGTATGGGTGTGATTACTTCTAGCCTTGAGAAACTTTGTCCAGCTATAATGCTTCCTGTTTTCCAGATAATTGAAGTCATTTTCATGCAGATAGGCTTCCTCCTCAAACGAAACGTCATGATAGGCACACCCCTGCTTTCTATGAAGTAATCTAACAATACAGTATTCCACGAAATACCACAGATAGAAGAAGATATATGCTAGTTCCTTCATCTGTGCCGTATGAATCCTCTCATGTGTCAATAGTCTGTCGTTGATTCTATGCTGGGTGGCTTCTCGTGTTCCACGCACAAACAGGACACCAAACAGATTAATTGCAAGATATCCCTCGAATGGGATAAACTTATTATAGACAATCTTCATAATATTATTACCATTTAACCGCACAAATATAATATTTCTATTCGTTAGTAGGCTTCTGTGCATCCTTCTTCCTTAATGCACGACTCCTTCTTTTTACAGATTCCTCTTCCCTCTGTGCGGCATGTCTCTTAATTGATTCATGAATCTTACCGCGAATACGAATATTATGCTTCTGTTTCTGATTATTGTTTAAGGCGTAATCCACTTCAAACTCGTGCTTTGGCTCTGCCGATCCTTCTCCTCTTTCGACAGGAGCTGCCACCAGACCTCCGGAGGTCTCCTCTGACAGTCCGTCTGTGGTGTAGGGGTTGGCTCTTTCCTGTTCTTTATTCTTTGCATTCTTTATGTTTCTAAGACGATTTATAAGCTCCTCGCGACGACTTTCACCCTGTTCCCGAGCAATATCATCCTGTTCATCCACAACTTCCGATATAGGGGTGAATTCACCGACAAATGCCTTACTTCCATCTTCAATCTTATCCCAGTCGTAGGATCGTATCAGCGCGGAAGGAAGTCGAACTTCCTTACCCTCCATAATGTTACCGTTAAAGCCATTGAATTGGCTATACCAGCTGTTCGCCAGCTGTCCTATCAGCACCGCTGGATTCAATCCTGCCTTTGCTGCTGTTAGACCGATGACTAGGGCATTGATGGACAGGTGCTTCATCACATCCACCACGTTGGATTCAGCATGAACGGTAGCGGAAACATCTATGCGACCGTCAACGGTCATCTTCAGTTCGTTTCCCTTGACCTCCTTTCGAGCCTGTTCGACAATCTTTAGTATCATATTTGATATCTCAAGATTGCTGCCGCCAGCATTCTTGTTCTTTATTTCAAACTCCACAAGAAGCCTGTTCAGGATCTCCAGCCGTCCAGTCTCAGTTGCAATGCGAAATTCCTTGCTGTTAAGAACATATTCCGCTCTTCGCTTGGTTATCAGGTCACGATGCTCAACATAGAACTTACGAAGCTCATCCTCTGGAACCTTTATACGATATTCCTTGCTCAGAACATTGTGTACGTCAGCCACAGTGTAGAACTTGCCGAACAGTTCCATTATCGTTCCAGTGTAGTCCACGATATTTCGCGGCTTACGACTTCGAATGCCCATTGCCGTATTCAATGCAAGAACTGCATTGTTATAGGCACGGTCAAGAGCCAGATACCCTAGGCGAGCACCATTGGCTTTCTGCATGTCCTCCAGAGATCCTCCTGCCGACTTAATGACTGCCGATGGATTTACGGTCTGCTGAAAGTCAATGTGAATCTCCTTCTCCTTTGCTGTGCCAGCATTCAAAGTAATGTCAAAGTATCGCCTTGGAGATAGATCACGTTCCTCCTTTGCCCATTCTGATGATACCCATAAATCCTGTATGTCATCAGCCGCATCCATAATCCAGTCAGGAGCCGTCCGCATGATACGTTCCACATCCTGTTCCGTTATAATCCTCTTTGGTGTAGCCTTTCTATCAGACATAATAAGAAACAATTAACACCCCCATCGACAGTCTCCTGCACAATAGGGGTGATTCACACACAAACTATGACTCACGTTCTTCATCACATGCATTATTAATAACGCCAACAATGGAAGTCTTCTCAACTTTCACAACTTCATAATGCAGGATGTCCTCTGGATCATAATTTGTCAAAGCCATAGAGGATGCTTCCTCCACACCACCAGCATTCACGAGAGCTATAACTTTACGCTTCTTGGTATGACCATCAATGTTCTCCACATAGGCACAACGAACCTTATAATAAGTCTCAAGTTTTTCCTCACCGTCAACCAAGACTTTTATAATAAGATCATCAACCTTACTCTTTGAAATTTTCTGAATGTTATAGTCATCTCCAGAATGTTCACTATTCATATAGCGAGCAACGCTTGCTTCCACGTCGGTATAATTGACAGCGTCCACCAGATAGGACTCCTTTACTGTACCATAGGCGTTATTCTCCTCAACGATACAGGTTCTCTTAACTTTTACTTCGTAATACATAATTATTTTTCATTTAACTTGTTAAACTTATTCGTCATCAGGGTGGGGGTTGCATTCAAATAGCGTTACATCTGACATATTGACCATCCAGTGTGTCTCTCTATTTGCACATTTTAGATATTCGGGCTCCTCCTCATGCAAAGGATATGTCTCCTTAACAACAACCAGCTCATTCTCCTTGAACTGGTGATCAGATGTATTGTGTCGTATCCGAACAATATCACCCTTGCCTATAACTTTTCTACTCATATTATGGTTTATTGTTGGTTATTGTACTTTCATCCGCTGACATGGCACACGACATGCCAAGAAATTGAACGGCCACGGAAACAGCATTTTCAAGAGATGCTCTTGTTACCTTTGCAGGGTCTATGATACCAGCCTTATACATGTCCTCAACCTTATTCTTAAATGGATTGTATCCATACTGTAACTCCTTGGATCTTAAATCCATTAACACCTCAATTCTTATCGGTTCAACACCTGCATTCAAGCATAGTGTGTTAAAATGTTCCATCAGGGCATCAATTACAGCACGGTAGCCCTCCACATAGTCAGGGTTCCAGCTAGGGTTGCTCTTCAGGGATCCGTCCAAAAACTTTGCCAACTTGTATTGAATCGTTCCCCCTCCAGGAACATACCCCTCATCAAGTGCTGCTCTAGTGGCTGCAATAGCATCATCAACTCTATCCTTGCGCTCCTTCAACTCAACTTCAGAATCAGCCCCAACATAGATGACGGCAGCACCACCTGTAAGACGGCTGATACGCTCTCTATACTTCTCCCTGTCATAGGTGTTGGAATTTTCAGCCATTTCATTCTTAATGAATTCTATTCTTGCTTCTATATCACCTGTCCTACCAGCACCACCGACAAGAACTGTTCTGTTTGCTGAAATTGTGGCCTTGTCCACTTCACCAAGCCAGTCAGTTCCAAATGACTCAATGGCATTACCGTATTCCTCACCAACGATTTTGCCGCCCACCTTTACAGCCAAGTCCTGCATCAAGTCCTTCTGCATCTGACCGAATCCTGGAGCCTTTACAAAACATGCCTTTAGACCGTTGTTTTGCTGAACATTTGTGACGAGAAACTTTATAACGTCATTGGAAGCATTCGGAGCTACAATCAAAAGGGATCTCTTGGCTGTATATACAGTCTGCACCACAGCAAGAATCTCCTGAACATAATTGATGTTCTGACCCCAGATAAGAACATACGGCTTATCCAGAACACACTCCATTCGCTCACTGTCGGTGACAAAATATGGATTTATAATCCCCTTACTCCATTGGAAGCCAGTTGTAACTTCAACAGTGGATTCATCACCTTTAGGACTTTCCTCCACGGTAATGATACCGTCATTGCCAACACTGTCAATTGCTGACGTTATGAGGTCTGCAACCATATCATCCCCATTGGCAGATATCCTAGCCACCTGTCTAATTCTATCAATCTCATCAGGGGCAATCTTTACAGCACATTCCTTGATATAGTTGATGGCTTCATCCCTAGCATCCTCCATACCCCTACGATATTCGTGTGGATTTTGAATATTTACAGATCCAGACACACCACGCTTCATCATAGCATAGGACAGAATCGTAGCCGTAGTCGTTCCATCACCTGCTTGATCACATGTCTTCGCGGCCACCATCTTCACAAGTGTCGCACCCATTCGTTTCATAGGATCATCAGTGTCATAGGCACGAGCCACCGTCACACCGTCCTTCGTGATGTGTGGAATTCCATACCCCTTGTCAATCGCAACCGTATGACCTCGCGGTCCGAGGGTGGATGCTACTGCTGAATAAAGCTCTTCAGCTCCTGCTAGAAGTGCACCTCTAGCGTCCTTTCCAAACAAAATCTTTGTATTCATAAAAATTATTTCTTATAGTCCTCTATGTGTAATTCACTGATTATACAGCATGGTAGATACGCTGACCCAGTTGTTAATGCAATATGGGATAGATCACCACACCCAACCACCTTATTTCTAACCTCGTCAACAATATCCTTAAACTTATCAGGCTGTGTCTCTATGTATAGAGGTTGAGGTTTATACGGCTGCTCCGCTGAAGCCAGTTTTTGATTGACTGATAACTTATCCCATTCAGGGTGGTCTCTTTTCCAGATTTCCATTCGAACTCGCTCTGCTTGAAGATGTGTAATCAGAATCTCTTTTGTTGGAGTTAGCCCAGCCATGGACTTCATCGTGTTACAGTTAAGCAGCACACGATCCTGACCTCGTGGCACTGTAATGTAAATCTTAAATTCTTTTTCTTTTCCCATAATTATATATAAATCAGTTCTTTTTTAGCTCTAGTAATAGCCACAAACATAAGACATTTTTCCGCATACATAGCCAGTTCCGTAGTTGCAAACTTGCTTGGAATCAACTCAGGTGCAAGGAAAAACACTCTATCAGCTTCCAACCCCTTAGACTTATGAATTGTTGATAAAATAACATGTTTCTCATCAACATTTTCCACGAAAATATCAAAAATTCTATCCCGAACAGCATCAAGGCTTCCAAAAAAGTCGAACAGGTTTAATAAAATACCCACTTTTTCATCCAGATTGGCGTATGCCTCTGTTCTTTCAGGTCTTTCAATGCCCTTGCGATACAGTCGCTCCAGAAGATCCACAAGCGGCTTTTCAAGATCCTCCACGCATTCTGCATCATCCAGCAATTCCATAAGAGAATCTCCAAAGTCCTTACCAAGTATCACACACCTACGACCCATCTTAACAAGCTTTAGCCACGCGTCTATCAATGGTGCATTATTACGACATAGAATGAAGTCACCCTCAATAGCTTCATTAAGCCGCCCTCTCCTGACCGTACCCTCAACAGCCGTCGAAGCCGCTTCTATACCCTCTGGAAATACTCTTTGGGCTTCCTTCACAATAGCCTTACTGCATCTATATGTAATGGACAATGGAAGCGTCACAGTATTTAATGAATTCTGTATCGCATGGAGAGAATCCAAGTTGGACCCCTGAAATGAATAGATAGACTGTTTAGGATCACCCACAGCCACAAGACGTCCTTTCGGGGTCTTTAACCTTTTTATCAGTTCATATTGCAAGGGGCTGATGTCCTGACTTTCATCACACATTACGACATTATACTGCTTAAACTCTGACTTTGAAACATACTTTACAGCCCAGACAAGCATATCAGTAAAATCCATGGAAACAGTCCCCTGACCGCCACCTGCAAAGAACATGTCAGCATTCCGCACTGCTGCTGTATATAGTTCACAGGTATATCCAGCCAGTTTTTCATCACAGTCCTCCCCATATCGTTCAGCTAAAACACAGACATCATTCACACCACCGCTGACAAGATTATATCGCATCAAGTCATGCATCCTGCACATACGCATGGCAAGTCCAGGAATCTTCTTAAAATGTATCTTATGTGCTTCTAGAATTTCACTTGCAAGGCTAAAGTATTTATTTTCCTTAATTGTAAATTTCAAGGAAAATGCCTTTCTTAATGCTGCAAGAGCGCACCCATGAAGAGTCATAGCCTTAACAGTAGGAGGAAGCTTCCTGCCAAGTTCCTCTGCTATGGACTTATTGAATGCAAGAAAGATTGAAGACTTTATTGGAGGTGTACGTTTCGCAAGTTCCAATAGACAGGTTGTCTTTCCAGATCCCGCTGTTGCGCTTATAAAGATATTATGATTCGTATTCCTATACTCATCAATTACTGCTTGCTGATACTTGTCAGGTGTCATAGATTATCGTCTTTATCTTTAATATAGGATTCCTGATTCTTATAGTCGGCCAGTGCATCAGCCACCGTATTTCCAAAGACTGCTTCATCCAGAATATCCTTCTGGTGTCCATGAAGCCATCTAATGTGAAAATGAACCTGTGGTCGTTTTGCCAATTCAAGCACAATAACTTTCCAGATGGGGGCATTCATCACCCCGACAAAATTAGACAGCCGCCATCTGGATAGCCACCCCTCCTTAAACGCATTTACCACAAATTGAGAATCAGAATGGATATAAACATCTAGAGGTTCATTGGATACCAAGCGTATTGCATGAAGCACAGCTCTCATTTCCATTCTGGCTGTTGTTGTGCTGGTGTAGCCTTGATGTATCACCACCTCATTCTCACCACCCCTAGCATATACACCATATCCGCCAACCCTAGTTCGTGCATTACAGCTCCCATCAGTGTATATATCTATTCTTCGCATTCTCTAATCTTTAGGCCATTGATCTTAATCCACCCTTGATTTCTAAGGACATCCTCAACCATAGCACGGTCATAGGTAGTCACAAAGGATGTCTGCTGTGTGATTTGCCCCTTGTGTTCTTTGCTACCAAAGAATTTACACTTAAATCTTTTCAATGTGTTCATTTAATGAGGTTCATTTAATTATATTAATTATAACGAAATGTCAGGGATTTCTCCTACGATTTCTAAAAAATTTCATAGCAATGAGGTCATTTTCGCTTTTCCCTGCATTCACAACATCGGTAAGCATCTTCTTACCGTCCAGTGTCTCCTTCATTTCAACATCAATTGTTTCAGGCGACAGCAGATAGGTAACTGTTATGGTATTTTTCTGCCCCATACGCTCCAGTCGAGCATTCGTCTGTTCAACATCAGTGCTTCGGTCGGGAAGTTCTATATATATCATATCTGAACAGTGTGTCTGAAGTCCGTCAGTACCTGTTCCAGCCGACTGAATGTTGGCAAACAGAAGACGATGCTTCTGTGCCGCAAACGCATCCACAATCTTCTGTTTATTCTCTATGGACACACCACCCTGAATGACTGGAGCCTTAAAGTAATCTGCAAGTTCCTGAAGCGGCTCACGATGCACCCCAAAGACAGCGAGCTGCTTTTCCTCATTGGATTCAAGCCACTCCTGAATATAGGACTTGATAAAGGCCATCTTACCCACAATGCTCAACATACGGAGTGTATTCAACATCACAAGATGAGGAGCATTGGCCGCTGAACTTGCCCTTTCCACATCTATTGCCTCCAGATAGTTCAACAGGTCGTCCTCCGCATGGTGGTATTCTCTTGCATTGCTTATAGGAACATCAACTGTCTGTTCTATAACTGGTGGAAGTTCCGTAAGCACATCTCTTTTATCCCGTCGAACATACCCAGCCATTCGCAACAGTTCGTGAAGCTCCTCCAGATTGCTGAACCCACTTGCATCAAAACCGAACATCGTCTTCTTGGCATCACAGTACCTGAACTTGAATGCAAGGGTATCACAAAAGACTTCGCTAAATCTACGAAGTATCTGATAAGGCTGAATAAGTTCCAGAGGACGATTCTGCGTCAGCGTTCCAGTCAACCCCCACACGTGAGCAATATGCTTCGTTATCTTCTTGGTCATTCGGGTACGAATTGCCTTTTCTGACTTTAGAAAGTGAATTTCATCAATTATACATGAACCCCAGTATTTCTTCAACAGCTCCTTATATTTCACCTTTGGCTTATCCGTACTTCGCTCGCCAAGAATATCAAAGTTTATAACCACCACGTCACTGTTCCATACGGATTCATCATACTTCTTTCCAGATTCCACTATACCCACCGTTCTGACTGGATTCCACCTCTGCCATTCCTTTTTCCAGTTGTATTTAACAGACGCTGGACAGATAACAAGCGTAGGGAAGACATCCATGAGCTCTACAGTAACAATAGCCTGTCCGGTTTTGCCAAGCCCACAGTCATCACCGTTTATACAGTTACCGTGATTAATCATATAGGCAATGCCCTCCGCCTGATAGTGTCGTGGTGTACGCTTTAACTCAACTTCCTTGCATGCTGCAAGCACATCGTCAGCCGTAATCACTTCAGGTGGTTCCTGATACTCCACAACCCTCTTGGATAGTATATATACCCTTTCCTCCCGAAAATTATGGTCTACAAGCCACTTTTGCACTGCTGCCGATGTAGTTATATGAACAGGAACGTACCATTCGCGCAATTCAGGGTTAAATCCGGAATTGGCAAAGGACTTGACTTCCTTTACCAGCTCCGGATCATAGCTAAATCCGATGTGCCACCAAGCACTGTCACGATAGAAGTACCGCATCACCCCTTATTGCTGTAAACCTCATCTTCAAACGTCTTTCTATCCACAATACGAATCCCCATTTTTTGAGCCTTTTGCATCTTACTGCTTGTTGAATTCAAGTCAGCCACTACAAGAACAGTACATTTGGCCGTAACACCGCTTAGAACTTCGTGTCCCTGCTTTATAAGCTCGCTTTCCAGTGCCTTATCTCTAAAACCTGTCATGCAGACATACATACAGTTGTCCGCCAAATTTTTCTTAGGGGTGCAGGTGTAATAAGGATACAGACATCTCATGTCCAAGAACTTATTCATGCCTGTAATGAATGTGTCAGCCGTAACAGCACCCACACCAGAAATGGAACAGAGTTCTTCGTGAAGAACTGCCAAGATATCCTTGTCTCTCATAGGTTGGTTAATACCGAAACGCAATAGATACTGAACTGCTTCACTTCCATCTATGATGCTTTGAGCCGTCTTTTCTGCAAGAACACCCTCAAACACATTATATGCGGTCATAAGTCTTGCAACAGGATTTTTTGTATTAAGCACCTTATTCCAGATCTCATTATATACGGCCAACCCCTTATTCTCTCCAAGTACGTGCATAAACGCAAGTGATCGGCTTGCTACAACAAGCTGGATGCTATCCATTCCAGCGTCATACAGGCGACGCACGATAGGCTCATCAAAACCCTCACAGCCCATTGTTCTGAAAAAGTACACCATTCTGGAAATGACCTGTTGTCTACAATTCTTATTCATACACACAAGCTCGGTATGCGTCGCATCCCATTGAACAGGCTTGCCACAGCATGGACAGACAGCAGGAAATTCCTTTGAACATGTTTCCGTAGAATAACCAAGCGTTCTAATATGCTTTGGAATAACGTCACCACTACGAATGATATCTATCGTGGAACCACCTGCAATATGATTGTCAAGAATGTATTTAGCATTATATCCTGTTACCTTGGATACGGTAGCACCCTCCATTTCAACAGGCTTTACGCACACCACAGGACACAGACAGCCATCCTTACTGACATTCCATTCAACCTTTTCCACGGTCGTTGTATAGGACTGCAACCACTCCTCCCTCTTAAATGCAACGGCATAGTCAGGATTTCCATTCGGCTTACGACCCAGCTTCTTTCGAACGCTGTTTTCATTAGCTTCAACCACCAGACCGTCTATCTGATATCCCAGCTTCCATTCTCTATAAAGCCTATCCAACATATCCAGCACATCATTCTCATTATACATGAGAATGTTTTCAATCTGTATCAGTCTATATGGTGTAGTGTATTGGTAACGACCATTAAGATAATCCAGTTGAACAGATTTATTTTCATCAGAATCAATGCCGTACCTTACAAAGGTAACAGCCTCTATCTGTTCTGTATTAGCCCCCATAGGAGAATTGAACAGACCTGCAACCATGTTGCGAGCATTCTTATACTCACCCTTAACGGATTCAAAATCCTTTTTGGAACAGATGGCTTCACCCCATGTGTATTCAAACACAGGCTGTTCAACCTCACCATTCTTCATTCGTGAAAAGTGTGCATCACTTCGCTGACCCTGCACACCGTCACCCCTTGTCCAGGCAGCCTGTGACAGTTCACTGACAAGAAGACTTATTCCATCGTATTTAGGCGTTATTACGAGATTTTTACACCCAGCCCTAGCCATCCTATCAACCCACGTCAAAAACTCCTTAAACGTCTTTATTTTCTCCAGAGAAAACATAGGGAGGGGAAGCTTCTGCATTCTATCTGTTGCCTTTTCAGCAACACCCGACTTGAAGAAATCATCATCAGGAGATATAGCCCTCAACTGCTCCACAAGTGAATCGTACTCAACATCACTGACCTCCGGCTTGCCTTGCCTATACAGAGAATTCAAACGGAGGATTTCATTTCTTAGTTCTATACACGACATAACGCTTCCTCCAACATTCTTTTAGCCTTAAGATACAAAGGCATCTTCCGCTCGTTCAAACCACCCCTCATAGGATCAAGATTGTCACATAGATCAGCGTACTTCACCCTGATGACGTTATAGATTCCTGTATCAATTATACTTTGAATATAGTCCAAATATGGAGTGTCTTTTCTGTGTGTCAGCTTCCCCACACATTCAACAATATAGGGGTCAACACCCATACCAATCAAATCTGTTGCTGTAACTTTTGTATCTTCCAGCACATCATGAAGCATAGCAATGCACTTGGCTATTGGAAGTGAACATTTATTAGCAACAGCAATAGGATGACAGATATACGGAACTCCATTCTTATCAACCTGCCCATTGTGTGCCTGAACTGCGATTTCAGTAGCCAGACGAAACTGGTCTTTAGATTTAACAATCATGTTCATAACAAAATCATTTTTAATTTTCACAATGCAAAGGTAGTCGTTGTTCTTGAATTTCCAAAAGAATAACCCATGAAAAATCAATTAAAGCCACGACAATTTTATAACAACCTTGCCATATACCTGTTTCTGAATCTCATAAAACTGCTCGTCGGACTCAATGCCTGTCGGCTTACCGTCATTTATCCAGTTCTGATATGCCAAAGCTTCCTCCTTGGTTATTCCAAGATCCTCGGCATACGCAACATAGGTGGTCAACTGCCTATTCTGACGCTGATACCTGTACTTGGACAGAACATTGAACAATTCAATCTTCTGACCACCCTCAACCCTGTTATAAGGGTTGTCAAGAATGGACTTCGCAAAATCATTTTTCATTTCCATATAGTCTTTAATTTGATTATAAGCAACACTTTTCTTAAAGAATTGCAAAACTTTATCTTTATCCAAAATAGGTGGCTGCTTGGTGGAATCATAAACAAGAATCGGCTTCTCCCCACGTTCCACATTATTATCAAACAATTTAAGTTTAAGTTCAGGGTGCTCCATCATAAGTCTTGCAAAAGTTGTAGCCGCACCAGAATGACCGCTTATCAAAATATCATCTGGAACCAAACGCCCAGAGTATTTTTCCTTTTCTTCCGCTCTTTCATAACGTGCGTGACATCTTTTCAAGGCTTCACCTGTGTCTAAAGATACACCAACAATTTCAGGATCATACCCTGCACCAATCGCAGCCTGAATATCAGCAAGTGCCTTTTTATAGTTACTCATAACACCATCCTTAACAAAATCACCACCTGTTGTAAGAACACGTTCATAAGCTTCCTTTGTCATTGCACTTGTTTCATCATGCAACCTACCTGCACCAGAACCTGCATCTGTCCAATTATAAAACATATTATCACCCTGAAAAGCTTTCTCCTGATATTCATCTGGATTTAACTGACAAGGAATCTTACTACTATCATAACCCAATGAAACAAGTGATGAAGATTTTCCAGATGCAGCACCACCAAGACAAAAAACTGCTTTTGGCTTGTCAAAATGCCTTACGGCCTTTTCAACAGTCTCCTGAATCAACTTCTCCCTAAGAACCTCCCGAGCCTTATTGTCACGGAATTCCTCTATAGAGGAAATTGTCTTATACTCACCACCCAAGGATTTCTTTCTATCATTCCAACGTGCCAAGGTTTCCTTGGAGGGAAGCTTTGTGCCGCTATTGCTCTCGTTAGCAATCTTACGTTCACCGTAACGTTGACCAACCCTGTGCAAACGCCTATTCTCTGGATTATCCTTATAAACACCAGATTTAGCTTTAATTATGTATTCAAACAAACCCATAGCCTAAATTTTATAACGCAAATATAATCACTTTTCTGAAATATCCAAGGATTATTCCTTAATCTTTCACGAAATTTTCATAAAAATAAACCCTTTCACTATCAGTAGCAACCCTACACACACCATTTTCTACAATGAGAATTATAGGATCTCCCACTAGCAGAATAACACCATCCTCACTCTTACCACCATAGGATACGTAATACTTTCCATCGGCAAAACCTCCATAAAGAAGTTCTCCACCTTTCCAACCTGTTGCTTCACAGATCTTCAATATGTCCTTTTCAGCAATCATTTTATTCAGAATTTTTAGTTACAATAGTAAACACGGCAGAATTAAATTCCAGATTATCAACCCTAAATACTTTATTATAGAGATGCTTAACATCTACTCCAGAAAAGTATTTATCAACGGCAGCACCATCAGTAAGATTAATTCTTTCCCCAGATTGAGGATCAACTAAAAGTTTTCTACCATCCTCAGTGGATTCCACTACAACAATGTGTCCAGTAGATCTTCTTCTATTCTTCATGGAAAGAAAATACCGACCCTCTTCTTTTGTTGCATCAAACAGATTAGCAACATACGTACGACGACCTTTAGGTGTATTACTCTTAATTGAATTATTCCAATTTAATGTAGAACGCTTAAATGATATTCCCAAAAAGGCATTTGTGGCATCACGTGCAAGTGAGTATTGATATTCATTAATAAAACCCTTTTGAACACCAACACCCATTGCTTCTACATCATAACCTCTACGTCTAAGTTCATAGGCAACAACGCATGTCTGACAATTAGAAGTATATGGACGAAAACTTCCATCAACTGATTTCATATATTTAGGATTAGCGTGTTTACTGTCAGCCAAATCAATAGGCATTGGCACTCCACGTTCAAAACCAGCCTTTTCAGCCGCCTGTTCAAATTTAGATTTTGTGCCCACATTTGTCGTAACAACAGCATTATCAGGTTTCTTCGCATCACCAAGTTCAGCAATTCTATTTTGAAGTCTTTTAACAATTTCAACAAAAAGAGCTCTCTTGCTTTTAGGCAAGGAATCAAAACTGCCATTAAACATATCCTGATAAGATTTAGTCACAGCACGAAGCCTCTCAATATCATTCCAAGCAGGAGTAATCTTTAGTGCATTAATATATGCATCTACTTGGTGCTTCATCTTATCTGAAAGGTACTTCTTCAGATTCACCTTTGTCGAATTAGGCATTCCAGGAACAAGTTCCCCCTCATCAACAATCTGTTGGGTTACACCATAACGCTGGCCTACACGATGAAGTCTACGATTTTCTGAAGTATCCTTATAGACACCTGAACGTGATTTAGCTATAAATTCAAAAAGACTCATAATTATCTCTGCATCATATTACTATAAAAATCCAACTTTATCTGATCATACACGGCTATAACATTTGTGTTAGCCCTTTCATCATTAGCCCCATTTTCATTGTAAATTTCGCTAAGAACGACTTCTACAACCTTATCAACCCATTTTTCATCAGTATAACTTGAAAGAGGTCTGCCTAAATAGGTAAACGAATCCAGTTTACTGTTCCTGTCATCATGTAAATTTTTCAGCAATTTATGAACCTTTGCCGTTGTTGCTTCCCTATCAACAATGTGATTTTCTGCCCTAACCTTTTTAATGACGTGACAAACCTTTTCAACACCTAGGTCAAAGAAAGCATTTGAAATCACTTTTGTCTTTAGCTGGTTTTCAGGAGCAAGACATTCTGACAGTTCTGCAAGCTTTAAATTTTGGTTACGAGTTTCCTTTAGGAGTTCTTCCATCGTACGCTTTTGATCCTCTAACATGCTGTTAATAAGTTTAATAAACCACTTAAAACAGACAACCATAAGAATTCCAGAAAGAACCAAAAAGAATCCGGCCGTAATAGCCATCATGCCAACATCACCAATAGCCTTGCCTGTGTCAATAGCTGAATTTACAATCTGTGTCGTATCCATTTTTTTCAAAAACATTAAACAATATACAACACAAATGTAGTCATTACATATCAATTAGCTTCTATTCAAATCCACCTGTGTTAGCCAAATGTAATCACTCGTTCCAAATTTGAACGTCTGTATACATATTGACTGTACCAGTTCTTCAAGACGCTGTTCTGTCATACTCTGAAAATTACTTTGAAAGTTTTGTACTATTCTAGTAATGTCCTGCCCTATAACTTCAGAATAACGAACTTCTCTATTTGGAAGACGAACATATTTTGCCAAAATTGCACGCCACCCATCCATAATCTTAATCACAAGAATCTGCCTGTTGCAGTTCATTACAATGCCTTGACAGGCATCCAAAAACATTTCATTGCTTGTCATATCCTATTAATTTTTCCATCGCCTTACGATGATTATTTGCCTTAATGTCATTCCCAGTACGCTTATTGTCAGCATCAAACCTTTCACGAAGAACTTTCTTCTTTGCTTCATCCGAAAGACCATTAAATGTACTGACACCAAAATTTGATATAGGAACGGACTGTTCCTCCCATCGAAGAATCCTGCCACAGACTGGACACCTTACATCCTCATCTGAAGTTGGAAACATTCTTTTTCTCTTTTTATCATACTTTAGAGTATAGCAACATGACTCCAGCCACTTGCCACTATTAGCAAATTCACAATCTGCCTTATTTGAACACTTTAACACCCATTTCATAATACATAATGTCTTGAACCATAAATAGCAATGAGTATCGAATCGGTAAGATTGTTATCAGGCTTGATACACCTTGGTGTTCTTCGTAGATCAGCTCCAGGACACAAACGCTTTGCGGCTGCTATGGACATCACCTTTTTATCTGGATCAGCCTTAATTCCTTCAAACATCTCCTTCTGCCACTTTTTAGGAGCTACCAGCACAACAGGAAGCCCCACCATAATGAATCCCATTCTAAGGGCATAGGCTATCCCTCCAAATGTAAACGTTGCTCCAGCAGAACTACCATAGATAGCATGAACATCCTCTATAACAACCTGTGTCATCTTAGGATCACATTCACTTGCAATGCTAACAATTAAAGCTGAAAGGGCAACCATATCCAGTTCCCGATGACCCACCATAGGTATAGGGTGATGAACAAACGCACCACCCCTCATTACAGTTATAAATCCTTCTTTTCCAGGATCAACGCCTATTATCGTTTTACCATTCATTCAATTCTACTTATACCCTTTTCTTTCACAACAGTTAAAATTGGTGTTCCAACCTTAATGTTCATCACATGACTAATTATATAAACTGGATTTTCTACGTCCTTCAACGATTCAATAAGTAAACTTAACCCGAGAGGATCAGTCCCTTCAAGCACTTCATCAATCATCAAAAAATCCAGCCCACCATAGGGGTTCGTAGCGTTGAGCATTTCCTGAAATGCCTGTATCATAGCCATCTCCACTCTAGCACGTTCACCCCCACTATATGACCAGAAACTTTTATATTCACCCTCACCGTTGATAACAAGCACTGTAATTTCACTCTTAATCTGACCTTTAGCATTCACCTTGAAACCGTCAATGGAAACACGAAGTTCAGATTTTTGCCGTTCAAGAGACAGGTTTGCAGCATCCTGAATCACTTTCAGCTGGCCACAGGCTAATGACATTCTAAAGTCCTTAAATCGCTGCCCCCACTGTTGAAGTTCACTGAGTTCAGCTTCTGCCTTTTCAAGTTCCTTCTGAGCACGCTCCAGTTTCCTTTCCGTCAAAGTTATTAAACCCTCATATTCTTCAACCTTTGTCTGAATGCCATTCTTTTCCAGTACAACAATTCGTTCCTCCTCCTGTTGAATATCCTTCTGTAAATTTTCAATAGTAGAATTGTTACGATTAACAGTCTCCTCATATTGACTCAATAAGGCCTCTTTACTGTAAATTGTACGCTCCGCTTCCGCAACCTGTTTACGCAATGCTGATAATTCAATATCACGCTTATTCATAGCTTCAACAATTTCCTCCTCCTTACCAGCATAGGTGGAAAGATTGTCTGCAAGTTCATCAAGCACTTTATTAACTTCATTGATTGTGTCATTATGAATCTGCACATCATAAGTTAGATTTACCTTTTCACTTTCAAGTGCGGCAATAGAGTGTTCCGTATCATTGAGTAGGAATCTGTGGTGGCAGTGTGGACACGTAACAGTACCTGCAAGCATCTTATTCAGTTCAGCCAATTTTCTGTTCGTTTCATCAAGTCTTCTATTCTCTTCGTTACGAAAATTACGTGCTTCAAGCACTGCATTATCCAACCCCTGACGTTCCTGCCTGATTGATTCCTTCTGCTGTTCAAGTGTGTTGTCAACCACCATTGCTTCAAGTGATTGTTTCACTGTCGCCAAGACTTTCTTTTTCTGATCAACTTCCAGCTCAACCTTACCTTGCAGTTCTTCCATCTGCCTATTATCATCCTCACATGCTTGAATCCTCAGTCTATACCCACTTATTCGCTCGTTAATCACCCCAATTTGCTGTTCAAGCTCCTCATCAAGATTACGGGACTGTTCATGGGTCAATTGACTCCTGTAAGCGTCTAATTCCCCCTCCACCGAAAAAACCTTTTTCTGAGCCGCATCGCGCTTTTCAATGTAAGGAATGCTTCTCTCCTTTACAACATCATCAGCGGCTTCCAGCTGCTCTGCTTTCATAAACCGATTAATAAGAGCAAGCTTGTCTGTATTGGAAGCACTCAAGAACGACTTATAATTTTCCTTATTAAGGATATAGAATGACTTTAGGTCGTCAGGTGTTATAGCTATCCAGTCCAGAATGTACCTGTTTCCTTCCAGCACAGAAGCAAACTGAACAGGCTGTTCATTTACATATAGTTCAAGTGTCGCTGATCCCTTGCTACGGATTTTTCTAAAAATTCTAAGCCGTTGATTCCTTACTGGGCAAAACAGTGTTAATTCAACTTCTGCTTCCTCCTCACCCCACCTTATTAGATCCCTATCCAATGTCTGCTTACGAAGCGGTGTAGCCATCAGTGCATAAGAAATGCCAGCTTCCATAGTGGACTTTCCAGCACCATTTGTCTCCTTGCTATCATCCGTAAGATTCTTACCCTGAATAAGGGTCGCCCCATTACGGAATGTATGGTTCAATTCCCTAAAAGATAGAAAATTCTTTAATCTTAACGTTTCCAGTCGCATACGCCTAAATCTTTTCTGTTATCTTTGATTCAATCTCCTGCATCAGTTCTAGATTGTCTCTAAGAAAAATTCTTGCCTTTTCAGCACCCTGACCAATCAAACTACCATTATAGCGGAAAAACGTGCCTTTCTTCTCAATGACTTCATAACCAACAGCCAGCTCAAGCACTTCAGAAGCCCTATCAACACCCTCTCCAAAACGAATATCAAACTCCGCCTTGCGAAGTGGTGGTGCAACCTTATTCTTCTCCACGCGTACCTTAACGTGAATGGCTGATTCCTCACCCTTATCACCTATAACACCTGATTTAGCAATATCCAGAATCTGACTTGCATAAAAACCCAAACTCTTTCCTCCTGGAGTTGTCTTAGGTGAACCATACATCACGCCTATCTTTTCACGATACTGGTTGATGAACAGAGCAATGATGTTGTTTCTCTTCAAGTCACCCACAATTCCTGGAAGCCACGCTGACATCAGTCGAGCCAGAACACCCATCTTGGCATCCCCCACTTCCGCATCCAGATAGCACCGTGGAAACATAGCCGCCACAGAATCCATGACAATGCCACCAACAGCATCTGACTTCGCTGATTCACGTATAATTTCAAGACATTCCTCGGCAGTGCCTGCCTGTGTCAAAATGAATTTATCAGGAGAGATATCCACGCCAAGAGCTTCCACATAGTCCATGTCAATAGCATTCTCCCTGTCAACATAGATAATCGCCTTACCTGTCTGCCTTTGAATACTTGCACAGGCTGTAAGTGCAAGAGTCGTCTTACCGCTTGATTCATATCCTCTGAGTTCCACTATTCTCCCAAGAGGATAACCACCACCCAAGGCCAAGTCTAGACCCATACTGCCTGACGATATGAATGTAACTTCCTGTGAAGTGTTCCCAGCTACAATCTCCTTACCGAATTTCTTCTGTAGAGTGGATACAAGTTCTTCTATTCCTGCCATTTCATTATTTCTTTTAATAGTTCGTAACCCTTTATATAATCATAACCCTTTTCCTTACAAAATTCTTCAAATTTCTCCGCAATACTGGTTCCGGTCATTGCAATGATATTCTGGTGCTCATCCGCCTCATCAACATTAACATCATCATACTTAACCTGCACACTTATACCGACAGCTGTAAATTTTTTTCGGTCAATCTTTTTTACTGCCTGTTTATCCCCTATAAACGTAAGACGCAGATTCACCCCATCTACGGACGGCTTGGAAAGTTCTACAAGTTCCTCCGAGGTGACTGTCCGAGCATCAACTACAATCTCCTTATAAGGCTTAAAAACTGACTTTACAAGGTCAAAGGACAGATCATCATACAGAACGGTAAAACCCTTGTCCTCATCCTCCCCAAAATTGTTCTGCTGCACGCTCGGTAGATGAAAGATGTTCTTGGCTGGCTGCTGTCTATTATGATAATGCCCAAGAAAGACCTTTTCAAACCCCTTAAACAGAGAAGCCTTAATGGAAGACTCCACCTTACTGCCATCATTGTTGATAGAACCCTGAATAGCTGTGTGGCTGAATAGAACACACCGACCCAAAGGGGTACACATTTCAAATTTCTCAAGATACACATCCTGTCTGTAAAAAGGCATTAACCAAAATTTATATTGCCCAAGAACAAACATGTCCAGTTCTTCATGTAAATGGAAATTTGGATGATACTTGAACACTGTTAGAAAGCTTTTATCATCACCGTAATCTGTTTTATCATGATTTCCAGGAATACAGTGTACGGTCAACCCTGCAAGATAATACATATTCAGGATGCTATCCATAAGGGTAAGAAGCTCCTGACCCTGGCTCGTTCTACTGTCAAATATGTCGCCAAGCCATATAATCGTACTCACACCACAGTTCTGAGCCAACTGTATCTCCTGTTCTGCAATACTCAAAATTGATTCCTTATTATCAGCCTTAATATGCCAGTCCGTGCTGATTATTGCTAAAGGTTGTTTCATCATATATGATTAGATTAAAAGAGGGGTGGTATCACTGCCACCCCTCAATCACATTTACTACTTCATTATTGTTTGTTCATTTTAGCCCTTTCACGCATAGCCTTAATTCTTTCCAGAGCAGACTGTGCCGTTGCATTGCCTGATGGCTGTGAAGCTGCTGCCTGTGGCTCTGGTTCAGGAGCTGCTTCAGGCTTAGAATCCTCAACCTTTGAAACTGGCTTCGGCTTCGGCTTTGCAGGTGCTTCAGGTTTAGCATCCCATCCAGGAACATGGTCAAGATCATAGCCAAGATCCTCCTTCTTAACTGCAAGTGCATAGATGGAATCTAGATCAGAACCCAAGTCATCAGTAGTAATTTCCTCATACTCATTACCATACTGTCTAACAAATTCCTCATTAATAACTTTCAGCTTCTGCTCCAGTGTCGGTTCTTCAGATGCCACTTTCTTAGCCACCGACTTCTTTGTAACAGGCTTCGGCTTTGCAGGTGCTTCCTCCTGAGGTGCTGGTGCTGTCTTTGGCTGTGGTGCTGAACCAGCTTCCTCCTCTGAACCCCACTTCTTGGAAAGCTCAGCTTCCGCTCTTTCTATATAGTCCAGATAGTCTTCATCAGCAAAGATATTGTAACCATTGTTCTGATCAAACCTCTTCAGGCCATCCAGTGCATATTCGAAGTCCTTCTTCCGATAGGAACCAACATACAGGCTCTTAAGTGAAGGAAGCTTAAGAAGATCCTCAAGCACCTTATCAGGAACAGCGTACTTTTCAAAATACTGATCCCACGACATTGTGCGAGGAAGCGGGAGTGCCTTCAAAACTTCAACAGTCTTACCATTCTCATCTTTTTCACGTGACCACTGAATAGGGTAGCCAGTTGAAGGATCACTGAAAATGTCTATTGCTGCTGTATCATCCTGTGCACACATTTCAGCGGACTCCTTATTGAGGGCTTCCATCTGCTTCGGCTTCAAGCTATCGCGATAAATCTGACCGTTAATGAGTGCATAATAGACATACTCCAGCTGTGGACGAATGCCTGAAACCCACTGTTTACCCATTCTATAGCCTGTAATTGGGTTAAGGAATCTACTACGTTCATCCTTATCCTGATACTGCTCTGCAAGAGCATACACCCTCTTAATGTACTCATCAATGATGTCGTACTTTGATCCTGCATGAAGTGTGGCAATAAAGATTTTCTTCTTGGCAATCTTCTTACCAATAACCACACCATCCTTCTTGTCCTCAACTTCACACTCAAGCATTGAAGTCATCATAGGAACGTAAGGACTGTCTCCTGGCTCATGTGCTGGGAGGACCCTCTTAATGGTCACACCCTCCACATTCTTAAAGAATGGTGCATAGTCACTACTTCCACCGTAGTAGGTGTCATACTGCTTTGTTTCCGTAACGGTTGAATTTACCGTTGACAGGGGTGTTGCCCTGAACCTGTCTCTGTTAAAACTTGCCATAATTTCTTTTATTTATAATTAGGATTTGTAAATTTTCACTATTTGTTTAACGCTTTCCAAGAAATCATCCTGATATTTCTTAAGATTATCTGCAAGCTCATGAATGTTAGCTGATTCTTCTGCTGCCAACGCATTCGCTATACGATGAAGTGCATACGGAAGAGGAACTGCATAAGAAATGTCTTCCATTTTACCATTAGGATGCCTTTCTCTATTAACATTCATTTTTCTTACGATAAATGTCGTATGCCTGTGGGGCTGTTTCACACTGTTTAATATAAAACTCACCTGAAATATGGATAAATTCTGCCATAACTTAAAATTAAAATTTATCAACCCAAGTACCTTTCCGGCATACACCTATTGAAAATCCGGCTTCAATCAAATTACTGATAAGTTTTGGGCACGCCTGATGTAAAAGAATAGGATAAACATTGGAATAGTTATCCTCAACAGGCTCATTGATAGTGATATTAACCCTTGATGGTGATTTAGCAATAATGCTCAATGCTTCGTTAAAGTTCTTGTCTCCGATTTTCATAACTTTATTGATTTAATGATTACAGTGCAAAGGTAGTCATCTTTCTTGAATATCCAAGGAGTTTATCAGGAATTTCTTTATATTTCTTCCTTAACAATTATCGGTGAATTTTTACCCATATAAGGAATCGTACGAATGGTGTTATATTCTATAAACTCTTCTGCGTCCTCATAGGCCATGCCATCACTATTCACTAAGAACTCAACCATCTTCTCATAGGAATACACAACCCTGTCATCCGTAGAAATACCTATAACAGCAGATATATAGTCAGGATCAACAAAGAATGTCGTATCTTCTGCATCTCTTTCCCACAGGGCTTCCTTTAGTTCTTCTACATCCTCAAATTTCATATCAAAATCCTTTTTTACGAATTAAAAATGAATTAACCTCACCATCCACTAGCTCCTGTAAAAACTCTGCTGGTGTAACAGGCTTCAAAAGGTTATTCAGCTTCCTACTTTTGTCCTGAACAGACCATTGCAGCGTGTCAAGAATAGCAAAATTCTTCTGTGCCTCTATCAACTCACAGGACAGTTGCTGGTATTCCTCGTCAAGTAAAATAACTTCCTCCAAAGCCTTTTCAGACATCTTTATCTCATCATTGTCAAAAAAGAACTTACCACCGTTCTTCTGTGCCTGCCTACGATAAAACTTTTTTCTATCTGCTTCATAGATGTCCTTCTCCAGCTTCTTTTCTGCTACGGCCTTTTCAGCTTCAGCCCTAAGAATTCCTACCTTATTCAAAAGCGCACTAACTGTAACGGCTTCCCCAAACAGATTTTCATAATTTATACTGGTCAGCCTATCTATGTCTATACGGCCGTCAAAGCCATTAGTTTCCAGTTCCACTGGAACATTGGCAAAGTGTGTTGTAATTATCATAAGTCTATAACTTAAATGTCACCATATTAGTCTCCATGTCAGCACGTAAGGCATTTCTATCATTTCGTGCATCATAGTAGAGCGTTGCATTCAAAAGCACAATATTATCCTTGCTTGCCGTAATTTCCTCCTGAAGACGTTCATATTCCGACTGAAATACCACCAAATCCAGGAACTCATAATTATTTTCCAGTGTAATGCGACACAGAACATCCCCCTTTTTGGTCTTTTTAAGGTCTATTGCAGACACATAACCCCCAACAATCACATAACCCCTGTTAGGACGATATTCAACATCATTACAGTCCTCAAATGTGTGATATTCATAACCGTCAGGAAAGAACTGCTTCACCTTTTCATAAATGCTACTATAATCAAAGAATGCAAGCCCTGAAAGCTTCTTCTGCATAAGCTGCCACCACCAAGCATCATTCCTGTGATTGTCAAACCCTGCTATAATAGGATCCTCCTCATTCAGCTTGTTTTTCGTGGAAGCTAGATAGGATATCAGCAGTTCCACCCTCTGTGGGGCATCAGTAATGTTCTCTACCGCATCAAATGCACCTGCAAGAATTAGATTCTGCACAACCCTCGTGTTCACAGCAGAACCCTTCCACTTGTGTCGAGTTACAAAGTCATCAAGAGACCAGTACCTACCATTTTCGTCCCGTTCCTTGAGTATCTGCGTTGCTGCCTTGTCGGCAACCTGTTTCACACCTGTAACTGACCAATAAAGCGTCTTCGCCGCCAAGTCAATATACACACCTGTTCCTGACAGATTAATGTCCACAGGTTTTACGGTACAGACCCCTGTCTTATTGATCTCAGCAATATAACGAGGATAGTCGTCCGTTGTTGCTTCCTTAAATGCCACACTCCAATATTCTATCGGATAATGAACTTTCATCCACTGTGAGATATAACCTGTAAGAGCATAGGCAACAGCATGAGAACGATTGAACAAGTATGAAGATGCCTTATCAAGTGCATCCCATACGCTCTCTGCATACTCCTTTGTCACACCCCAATTCTGCACATAATATTCTACAAATCTTGGATGGTATTGTGCAAGGGCTTCATATTTCTTCTTCACCATAGCCTTTCGCACGTCATCTGCCTCAACAAAGGACAGCCCTCCAAGTGTACGAGTAAGTTCCATCACCTCCTCCTGATACACAACAAGACCATAAGTTGTCTTTAATGCCTGTTCTGATCCAACCCAATAATCTACAGGCGCACCCTCCTTACGTTTAACATACTCCGTATGAAAGCCGTTCTCCATTGCTCCAGGACGATACAATGCAATAGCCGCAATCAAGTCCTCTATGTTTTCAGGCTTCATCTCCTTACAGTAACCTGTCAAACCACGTGAGCCAAAGTGAAAATTATCTTCCGTCCAGCCATTCTGAAAATAACGATAAACCTCTGGGTCGTCAAGCGGTACATTGAAAATGTCCACATCAACACCCTCATTCTCCTTCACAAGACATACCATATTCTGAAACTTATCCAGCTGTTTAATACCCAGAATATCATTTTTCAAAAATCCAGCACCGTCCATTTCGCCACCCTCCCATTCAGTCACATATTCCCCATTCTGCTTACGAATAGGCGTCCAGTGGAACATATCATGCTCCTTTGGAAATATCATGGTTGCACAGGCGTGAACTGAACGTGCCTTTGGTGCTGGCATAATCAGCATAACCTCATTGACCAAGTCAGGGTGATCCTTAACAAACTTCTTCACACGTGGTTGAGCACAGGCTATCCTAAACAGGTCTTCAGGCTTACGATCATCCACTGCAAAGAGTTTCATCATGTCATTCACCTCCTGAAACTCCAGCCCATACACACGAGACATGTCCTTAATAGCTGCTCTTAACTGCAAGGCGGAATAAGTACCCACTGAACAGACATTAACCTCACCGAAACGCTGTTCCATATACTGCTTGACTTTTCCTCGGTCTTCTCCTGGGAAATCGACATCTATATCAGGAAGACTCTTCTTCACACGACCCTCATTCAGAAACCTCTCAAAAAGAAGATTATAGCCTATCGGATCCAATTTAGTGATGGCTAACAGATACGAGACAAGACACCCTCCTGCAGAACCACGACTAATCCCTGTCATAATGCCATTACGATGACACCAGTTAATGATATCCCTCGTAATTAGGAAGTAATCGATTGTATCTCCCAGCTTAATTACACCAACCTCCCTGTCAATACGTTCCATTACAACATCCTCACCGTACCGTTCAATCAGTTCAGGATGCCGCTGAAGCCCCTCATCAATAAGCCCCCAGAACATGTCTTCATTCGTTGCATATTTGGCAGATTCCTCTTCTGTCATAATGTAACGTGGAAGATGCCTCTTGGTTGTGTCCACAGTAAAGTCAATACCGTCAACAATATCCATCAATCTTTCCAGCCCATCCAAAAAGTCCTGATATGCAAGCCCCAAACCATCATCCGTACTTGGGAACATGTCAGCAAGCTGACAGAACAATACATCATTCGGCTTAAACCACTGGTCATCACTGTCATAAAAGTTGGATCCACCTATACTCGCAAGCCTAGCTCTAATGCAGCTATATTCTTCGTCTAAATACCAAGCATCAGCCATAGGGAGTGCAAGCATACCGCTATGATAGAATTTCCTCAAATTCTTCAAATATACTTCATCGCGAGACTCTTCCACATACCTAACAGGGTCAAGTTGATAATAACCGATTTTTAGACCTATTTTAGCGAATGTATCATAATCAGTCGTCTTGGGGTCTGCAACCACCACCAGCCCATCAGCATTTCGGCTAATTTCCTCCTTAAACTGGTCAATAGATATATACCCTGGATTATCACAGTTAATAGCTTCCGACATGGTAAGTAAACTCTGCCACCCAACTTCGTTTCTTACGAACACCTTGACAGTAAACCTAAAGTCCTTAACTGTATCATATACGGTACACTCCATTCCGATAACAGGCTTCAAACCATTCTTCTGGCATTCCACCTGAAACTTCAAAGCACCCGACAGAGTATTCTTTTCACAGATACCAAGCGTGGTCACCCCATAGAATTTTGCCTTTGCACACCAATCAGCATAGGTTCCAGAGCCTGACATAATCTCATACTGACCATGAACACCCATAAAGACAGGCGTAGGAATCTCCTGCACAGCTTCTCCAATATATTTCAACCGTCTTAGCTTTACATCATCCCGTCCATCCTTCGGAAGCATATACCACACACCACCGAACTTATAGGCATAGAAATCACACTGGGTGTCAATGGTGGTCTCCGAAGAAGTATATCTGTCTGGGTTGGCCGGAATGCCTGTGAACCTAAAGTCGTCATCAAACAGAGCACCGTCATTGTCAGGCTTATAAAGTTCAAATGTCTTGTCGCCTATTTCGTACACATAAGGACTGACTTCCTTATACGACATTAAATTCCTTTGAAGATACTGTTCAAATTCCTGTCTCATACTACGTAATTTACAATTTCAGTAATATCATCCCCATCCTTATACTTGCCCAAATTAATCACTGCCTGTGCAAATGCTTCACTGATGTGGTGACTTGTAGCATCATAGCTCTGTGAATGGTAATCACAGAAGATAAAATGAATCTGAGGTTCCATACCCAAGAATTGAGCCTTATCCATTAAATCCCTGTATAGTTGAAAAATAGACTGTACTTCATCCTTAAACCGAACGGAACCAATCAATACTCGCACTCCATTCACACGGACATCAGAACGAAATGACTGCCTGCATACTTGATCATAAATTCTGGCTGTTGTGTATCTAGCCCATACATCCACCCCTGCAACACTCTTTACACCCTCACCAATACGACACAAAATTTCCCTACCCCTCATTTTATTTTCAATAACACCGTAAGGAGTTATCTCGCTAAATTCACACACAACATTGTTCTTCCAGTCGCGATATTCTTCTGAATTTACATCTCCAAATTCACTACTGTACCCAAATATCTGCCGTGTCAAATCACGAATTCCATCGGAAAAATCAGCAGTAATCACAACCTGACCATCGCCATTATACTCCTTTTTCATCTGTTCAAGACGATGGCTCTTTCCTGAACCTATTACACCAACAAAGGCATATATTTCAACTGGAATCTTCATCATAACTATGCTTGATATTTAGCCATAAAATCAAAAATAGGAAGCCACTTTCTATTCTGCCCACAAAGATTATAGATAAGCCTTTTACAATTATCTATCACGGTCATATTCCCTGTTGTAGTATTCCCAAGGGCTTCTTCCTGCTTACAGAAAATCCACAGGTCGAGATAGTCACACGCCTTAAAGAGTGTATGCTGTTCTTCCGTCATAGCAGACTTTATAGCTTCATCAGAATAGTGGTTCAACACTATATCACGATCACAGACCTCTTTCTCTATTGTAGCCCATGCACTAGAAGTCTTCTCTGAAAGGTTCTTAACAACAAAGTTCAAATCGCCTGTAAATGCCTCCAGATAGTCGTGCATCAGCACCTTATCCCACACATTAATATCATAGGATACATCACAGGCAGAAGCAAACCACCTAAAAAGCATACCTACGACAAACCCATGTTCAAGAATATTATAACTTCTGTGGTGTGGAACGTTTGGAAGTCTTTGTATCTGCTTCATCTGAAGCAGATATTCAATCTTTTTGTAGTTCATATCAAAATCATTTTTAACTTAATCAATTGCAGCCGTGAAAAGATTCGAACTTTCTCCTCACCTGTCACAGGCTTCCCAGACCAAGGTTGCACGGCTGTTCCAAAACACAATGGTTTCTAAAGTAACTTATATAAATAACTTTGTCAAGTATGGATTATCAAATGTCACAGACGTATCTTTCGACCACTTACGATAGATAACCTTTGCCCAGTCCTTAAACATAGGTTCATCGCTAAACTTGGACTCTATCTCAGAGATAGCTTCCTTATTGCTATACGGTAGGTCATCAGCACCACGCACACCTCGCTCAAAAACAGACAACAGGCTAACCAGCATATCAAATTCCTCCAGTGTGGTAAATGTATGTTTATAACCGTGCCAATCACTACATTCCGAAAATCTGTACCAATCTGACCACATCTCAAGACTTCGTGGTGTCTCATTTACCGCAATAATACTCTGAAGCATAGGAAGTGAACCCTCATAAATGTGCAGATTATCAACTTTATGATAGTATGCCCCCACAGGCACACCTACCATTGCAGCAACATACTCCTGCATTAAGGTAAAATTAAAGATATTAACAGCACTTAATCCCCAAATTAAGTCATTACTCCTCATATCCACATAACAGTTCATCTTGCCGTCAACAATCATAAAATGAATGGATCGCGTACATGGGGTGTCCTTTGTTATAAGAATCTCTCCATTGTTAAAGTCATCAGCAATAGGATCATGAATGGTAATTACGGCTTCTCTGGTGGTAATATCCTGCTTAAACTTATCCACTATAAATCTCAACTGGTCTGTTGCTTTTACAGCACTCATACACCTAGAATTATACTGACTATATATCTTGTATGATTTATCATTCTTGTAAAAGCTTGTCACAAAATGAGCACCATAGTTACGAATCCTCGGACCATACCCTGCACGCATTGTCTTACCGTCATCCGAAAAAGACAACAGGTTCTTAACATAGGCAGACGGCATTTCCAAAGAATTATCTCCACGTGCAATCCAAAGAGATTCTATCCACCCCAATGTCTTATTCCATTTACGCTCTGGAACAAAAACATATCTGTTCAGTGGATTATTTATCTTTATAAGAACTGCTTCTGGAAATTCCAAGCACATATTTCCTGCTGGGTTGGTTCCTCTACGTGTCCAAACACCAGCACTTTTAAGATCCTTCAAAAGCCCGACAAGAGCCTGACTAAGATTATCAAATTCAAAATACATAATCGTTTTATTTATAAGTTTCTATTTGCCCCTTTAACGGCATTTCCACATTCCATTTCCGTGGAAACATATAGGATATTTCTGATTTTGGTGTAGTATAAACATTCTTCAGCCTACCTTTAGTATTCTTCTTAAACTGCACCCCCATACATTTAGCATACTTTGATAATTCACAAAAACAATTTTGGATATTTGTCAATGTAGGCACTGGCTCCCACGGCAATGGATTCCAAACCATACCTGTGTCTTCACAAAACCTATCCATCAACTCTTCAAAATGTTCCTGTGTCCATTGTATAACAGCTTCACCATCATGTTTATGCTCACCCTCAAATGCAAATTGAATCCCCCTTTTACTTCCAGGACCAATCACAACAAAGTCATTTTCTGTGAAGTTATATAAAGGAGAATAATTCATATCAAGACAATACTGCTGTGACATAAAATCGCTAAATGGTTCAAGCTCCTTAAACATATCAAAAAGCTCTTCAAAACTTGCAGCGCTGAGAAAAGCATCAACCTTACCATTATCAAAAATTCTACGCTTAAACACTTCGAAATACCCACGATGTTTTGATGCTCCACGAATATTAGCATACTCTGGAAGAGAGTAAAACCACCCTGTCAACATAAAAGCATTAGAATAAATGACTTCATGTTCAATTCTATCATCAAGAAAGCGTGCAATATCTTCCCATCCAGTATCATAGGTAATATCCCCAAACTCAGCCATAAGAGCATCCCAAGTCTCAGGAAGATTAAAATGCTTATACAGTAGAATACGAAAGAACATGTCTTCCCTGGAATACTCCCTACCATTATAGATGACATTACGAAGCATATACTGGCTAGACCTATCCAGCACACGATACACGTTCGTGAACTTATACTGCTGTAAGATTTCATCACTAGTCCACGGTTGCTGTTCCCCATTGTACCGCTTCCAGAAAATATTCATTCGTTCACAGCACCAATAGAATAAGTATGTCAGGTTATCATTTGGAACTATTCCATTCATTTTCTAATGTTTTCAAAAGAATTCTCTTCAATATAACTGCCATTTTCCACAAACTGCCTAAATTCATCACACAGTTCGTCAAGACCAAAATACTGCATAATGCTTGTACCTAAATCCCATGGATCTGCATCAAAAAGATTATACTTAATGACGATATCAGCCCCAGCCATATTCAAGTCCTTCGCTTCCACCACAGTCTGAGCATAATCAGATTCAAACCCCTTGCGCTTCCGCCACATGGCGTCGCTTTTCGGAGCCTTGCCGGAACGATACTCTATCCTCCTAACATAGTCATCATACTGCTCCAACTTAAACGTATAGACTAAATATAGAATGTTTAGGAATTCGTATTCAGCACATATCTCCATCGGGCGCAATCGCCATGTCACAGACGTTCCAGCACCCTCCAGTACAACATTCAACTTCTGTTGACCAGCCCATTTCAGGAAATAAGAAAGCCCTTCCGCTGTATGCAGTCGTCCTGTAACAGCATCAAGACCTTGCCATCTACGTACTCCGTTATCATCATAGAACTTACCAAGAAAAAGCATATTCAATTCTTCTGAATACACACCTATTTCCTGTTTCTGCCCAAGAATGTTCACAAACTGATATGGTCTTAATTCCATACCAATGCTTTCCAGAAAATCAAGGAAACAGTAAACCCTTGTAGATTTACCGCTTCCACTGACTCCCTTGATAAGAATTATGGTTCCCGAATCTGCAACCATAAATTCTAATTATTTCATAAGTTCCACAGAAGTAACACGTTTCTTAATAGGTTTGTTGTCACCTATCTTAACCATACACTTCTCCTTACCATCCGCACTACGATAAATACGTACCACAGCACCCTCTTCATCACCAATTCTAACCATAGAACCCACCTTTAGACCGGAAACCTCAACAGACTCTTCCAGATTCTCCCTTTTGCTTTCATGCAGATTACTGGTAGAAGCAGAGGTGCTTCTTTTGGATTCACGCATATTCTTATCAGCCTTAGATGGTGTCTTACGATTAGCCTGTCGCTTATCAAATCTTTTTTCTGCATCACCAAGACGGTCAACTTCCTCAGATGTCAATTCTGAACTTGTAGCTTCGGTAGCAACAGTATCTGCTGCTGTCGTATCAGATTTACAGGTATCAGTACATTCTAGTTCAGTAGCCTTATTAAGGTATTCTGAAGCAATCTTCTTTTCCAAGTCGGTGGATGTTGCTGATTCAATAATTTCCGTCAACTTTGCACTGTCATTTTTGTGCTTACGAATCTTCATTCGTACTGCCAATTCTTTGTTTTCCATAATCATTTTTATTTAATAAATTTATGACTACAAATATAACCACTTTTCTTTTGAAATCCTAGAATAATTCTAGATTTTTCTTATTTTACCCCTGTATGACCAAAACCACCATCACCACGGTCTGTAGCACCAAGTTCCTGAACACAAGTTACTGACTCAAAACAGGCAATTTCCACTTTTTGAAAAACAAGTTGTGCAACGCGGTCTCCTCTGTGAATTACAAAATCTTCACTACCCAAATTAGCCAAAGGAATACCAACCACCCCTCTAAAATCACTATCAATAGTTCCTGGAGAAAGCACAATAACACCATTCTTTACTGTAAGCCCTGAACGAGAACGAACTTGAGCTTCATAGCCCTGAGGAATCGACAGCCTTAACCCTGAAGAAATCAATATTCTCTGCATAGGATGTAGCACAATATCTTCTTCTATGTCAGCTCTAAGATCTACACCTGACGCACCCATGCTTTTATATTCTGGAAGATAGTCTGACCCCAAAAACTTACTCTCGTTAAAAATCTTTACTTTAATCATTTTTCTTATTTTAATTTTTAATAATAACTTATTCCCAGTTATAATCGTCTATCAATGATATTTCATCATAGCTTAATATGAAGCAACCATCAACCACCTGAACTGTCCTTGTAGAAGGATTATTGCTTACAACAGTACACAGTTCACCATTATACATAATTACAGTACCTCTATACAAAAGATACCACGCATCATAATTACCTTGAACGCGTTCCTGTTCAGAATCCTTATATGAAAAATTAGGAAGACCGTGATTATTCCAAAAATGCTCCTTCACAAACTGTTGAACCCCTGTGTCAAACATTGTTGGAATACCAAATTTTGCACCTAGAATCTTTATCTTATCCTTCTTTTTCTCTGCCATATCTTTTGAAAGCTTTATATACTTTGCCTTACGATAGACAAAAGATCTCAACTTATGTGTAAGATACTCCAGCTGTAACTTATAAATAAATTCTCTTTGAGTCTGTACAATTTCCTTCTTCATAACACTAAATCTTCATTTCAAGCCTATTATAGGAAAATGTCAGAGGGTCACAAGCTCCATCCAACACTTCCAGTAAATAATCTATATCTATATTTCCAGGATCAACACCCTTACGTCTAATGGCAGCAACCATTACACTGTCAAACAGTTCCCTCATCCTTAATGCTGCTTCACGGCTCTCATCTATTGTTCCATCATCATACAAAAGTACAATATTCCTAACCCTTTTCCGTAATAAGGACTCTATCTGTCCTTTACCGATACTGTTACCAAAGGTAAAACAACACTTAACATCATCCACACCAGCAAGTCCTAGAATATTCGTAATATTGATCATATCAAAGATGCCTTCAACCAGAATCACCGTCTGTGTAACACCCTCAACAAGTTGATCATAGCCGCCAAGCAAGTCCTGAAAATTACTCTCTGAATTTCTATAACGAAGTACAAGTTCAGTTTTGTGTTGCTTATAAAGTTCCAGATTCTCCTTATGCCATTCCTTTGAATAACGACTTCTAGCCCACCAAGCCACACACACACCGTCCATCTTCATCTTAAACACAATATAGTTCCTCAACTTCGGCTCCAACGGTGTATTCGTATATGATGGTTCAAATAGTTTATAATGATAATCATTGAACCCCCTGCTTTCAAGATATTCATCCCCCACAAGTGGCTTCAGTCGTAGGGGTAGGATAACAGGCTTCAATTCCAGCGGCTGTAATTCAGTAGAAATCATCCATTGGGATTCCTCTGTCTGTTCAACACCTATCTTAGGACAAATTTCATCAGGCTTGGCTGTATATGTAACCTTTGCAAGATCAACCCTACCTATCTTTTTAAGAAATTCATATAAGGATGTTTTACGTGGACACTTCCAGCAATGGAATGTAGCCCCTCCAGTGTCATTAAATATGACGCCCCACTTTCCAGACTTACCACAGAACGGACAGACCATCTCCTTATTCGACAGCCACCCCTGAGAACCAAATGGAACAAGCCCTAGCTCATCAATAATATTCTCCTTGTCATACTTCATTAAGCATTCCTCCTCTGTGGTATTTCCCTCTTCTCAACATTCTGCGTTACGAACACACCGCTTGCAACTTCAACAGTCTTTGTCTCTGTTTGTTGACCGTCACTTGTACGTCTTCTACGCGTAGGTGCACCATCCATCTTCAGCATTGCATTCATATCAAGCACCTGTTCCTCTTTTACGGAGCGTTTAATGTCATAAAAGAAACCGTCCTCATAGTTTGTCGGTATCTTTATAATAATTCCATTATTTCGGTAGTTTCGAAGCTTATCACAAAAAATACGCATAACGTTTTGAGCACCCTCTTCATTCGTTACGTTACCTGTAAACACAAAAGAAAACGGCTTAACCAGTGTTCTATCCCCCTCTGTATGCTGACGTGTTATAACACGAGATGGGTCATTCCACAGTTCCATCGGAACATCACATGTCTGTGTAGCTGTTATTACGACACAGTCATATTTCGTTGCAATATCCTTTAATCGCTGGGCACACTTCTGAAGTCTATACTTAATGAAATTAGGATCATAGTCTATCTTATTGTTCTGGCCTGTAAGCAAGAGGTCAATGGAGTCTAGTGTTATTAAATCCGGATAATAACCATATTCCAGATAGTAGTCCTCTATTACTTTTACAAGATCAGCTATTGTCATTTCCATCATTTCTTCTGAAGCATACACGTCTATATCAGAATTTACAGTAATAGCCCTCTTTATAAGAGATTGAAGTCTTTTCTGATTATCAGCGGTAATATCCCCTCTCAAGACTTTTGCATAGGTGGTCTGTGCAAGCATTTGATCAAATTTCACCACAGCTTCCTGTTCACCACCCTCTAGCTGAATGTGAAGACAATGATTATGAGCAATGGATGTATTATACCAAGCATGATACTTCAATGCTGTAGACTTACCAACGCCAGAACGCATAATCCATAGTACAATATCCTGACGAGGAACTCCACCATCAGTAATATTGTCAAGAGTGGTAATCCCCAATGGAATCTTAGCACGTCTAACTTCATCATCCTGCTTCTGTTGCGCTATTGCTATATTACGGACAAAATCCCTATATATTCTAGAAAACTTCCCTTTTGCATCCTGTTCCAGTGAAAATGATAGAATTTCAGACATCTTACGCCCAAGCAAATCCATCGCCTCATCAGGTTTCCCCTCATTATACATATCACTCACCTCATGCTGAACAGCCACAAATGTCTGACGCTTAATAAATATTTCCAACTGCTTAACCATACCGTCATAGGGAGGAACAGGCATACTCTTAATTTCAGCAACCTTTTTAGCCACTTCCTCACTTTTAGGAAAGGCCATCTCCACCATGCCAAGCGTAGCAAAAACACCATTACGATAGTTATCTGCCAAAACTTTAAGCATCGCCTTACAAGCCCCTAATTCCCGAGGAAAATTGCTTACATTAACATTTTCCACCACAAGACCAGCAAATGTCTTATTGGAATAAGCAAGTTTAAGCATTTCCTCAACAAATGTTGGACTTAACACCGCATCAAATTTCTTTGTCTGCATACAAAAATCATTTCTATTTTATTTATACTGAATCAACCTTTATTCTAACGGATGATTCACGTAATCTATTTATTGCCATAAACGAGGATGATACTGTATCATCATGACCACTGATGGATTCCAATGTACCTCTATCAGGTCGAAATGCAATGGATGTAAATTCTCCAAACATTGTATCTATTTTCTGTCGTGTGTCAGGATGATATGGGCATCGTATGTCACCTCTTTCGAACAAAGCCGCAAGTGATGCCCACCCTGTTCTAAGATCTTTCTTATTTCCAGATGTAGTGGTAAACGGAAAAATATTCCTAATACCCCTTTGAACACACATGTCAGCAAGAATAGACTGAAAACCGTTATTCTCAACCACGATTTCATTCGGCTTAAATACCGTATTCAAGTACTCTATCTTGTTTATCTGCTCATTGTGTGAAAGCCCCTGTTCCCGATAAACATACAAAAGGTAATAGGAACCGTTCAAGTCCTTACCCCACACGGTGTAACAGGTATAATCCGCACCTACATTTCCTGATATAGCAAAGTCACACCCTACAACCACTCTAGACAACTTAAACGGAAATGACTCAATGTTATCCACAAGTCGCACATTCTCCATTCCTATTGTGCTTCGCATAAGTATTTCCATCGGAAAAATGGTGGCATCATCAGAAATAGGAACAACAAGATACTCACGGCTGAACACCAGTGTACCCACAGACTTCTTTTCCTCCATTAGCTTATCAAATGTAAATCTATCAGGAGCAAGAAGCCTACCATCAGGAAATATAGCTGGGTACTCAAAAACCTTAAATTTAGGATCCTGTTTCAGTTCATAATAAAGGTCTCTCTCAGAATATGGGGTGTTGTGAGAAATGATTCCGTTAGAAACAAAGGAGTGCGTCTCCTGCATTGAAAAATCAACAGTAACATTCTGTCCCTGTTCCAACCGCTTCACAGGCAAGAAAACATATCCTAATTTTGCGTTACTCAAAAAGATAGAAGCGTCCTCATTACATAACCCTGAATTTTCAACCCACCTAGCCAATTTCTGCATCTCACCCACAGTATAGATAGATATTTTCGTTCTATTCTGTGTCTTAAATGATTCCAGCCCAAATCGCTTCCTATCTTCATCAGTCAAATGAATCTGCTTTCTTATCCTCTTAAACAAATCACGCTGATAAGGTACACCGTATTGACAAACATTGTTCACCTTAACTTCTGAATCAACATACCTGTCTGCCTTACCTGAATAAGGAAAGCCAATCTCACGCATAAACTTCTGAATCATATTCTGTGAAGATATACGCAATAAATAACCCATTCTATCCGTCTTGACCTTTTCAGTGGATTGACACTTCTTATAGGTAACGTGTGAAACTATACCCATATTCAAAAGTACGAACTGAATCTGCTGAATTAACCGCTTGCTCACTGAAAAACAGCTAATATGATAGCGACCTCTATCATTCCTTGTTAAACAGCCATCACCATCAAAATACCCAGACAAAAAGGCACACAAATCAGCCTTGGAAGCTGAAAGCACTTTCTCTGGAATATATTTAGTGTGACTGTACAGGCCATATTCATAACCAAGCGAATGCCAAAGCTCACGTTTCTCCTGCTTATACCACCTAAAGTGAATATCATCGTGAGTAGCACCCTTTACAGGATGCCAACCCTGTTCATCAATAAAATGCTTTCGTATTCCGTCAACCTTTTTGGCTATTGTTATTCGTTCACCACTCAAGCAGCCATCAGCCACACACATTCCCATCTGATAAAGTTCCTCTCTATCAATATTCAACGGCTTACCCCATACACCAGCACCAATCTTTACAGCCACATAATCACCAACAGAAAGATCCTCACATTTGCGCCACACAAATCTACCATCCACATCACACACAAGCACTGGATGAACATGGCTTGTCTCCAGTTCAAGCCCTCTATCAAGTATCACACGAATGGTCTCAGTATTCCCATTCACATAATAGGAGAACACTTCCTCCAGATTCTGACCATTATATGTCTGACCATTCCAGTCATAATAGCCACGCTCGGAATCAAGACCAACAGGCGCAAGCCGCCCAATTTCCTTAATGCCATCAGCCGTCAACACAAGTGTATCAGGCGTAACACAGCCATCCACGATATTATAGCCATACGGTTCCACAATAGGTGTGATCGCACCCTTGAACAAGTCCTTCAACTTTTCTCTCTGTTCCAGGGAATAAATAGAACTTTCATCAGGCAAGTCGTCAGACACAGCAGCCCCAACGTGAAGACCTCGAATAAATCCATCCTTTCCTCTAAGATGCAATTTGGTTCCATTTTCGCATTCAAAACCAGTAGCACCAAGAGAAGCCTTACCATTTGGATTAAGAACAGCCGTAAGAGCTTCATTTGAATGAATCTCCTCCTTAACCTTATCAAGATGCTCCTTACCTAGAGTTTCCGTATTTGTTATGATACATGTTTCTTTTCTATTTGTATTATCCGGTGTGTCAGGCTTCATAAAATTAGGCCTACGATAAGAATACATTCTCCAAAGTGGAAACGCCATGCAAAATTCATAAGAATTATGCACCACAGTATTATCCTCCAGAAGAAACTTGTGATCACCATCACAGGCAAATCCATAATAGGATCCATAACCATACGGCTCAACCGTTATTGGTGAATATTCCAATATTGGCTTGGCACTTGAAAACACTCTGTACCCTCTAAATCTATTCTGTTTTTCTTGTGGATATTTTAGAAAATTACCAATTGGAATTTCAACATAATGCTTCCTTTTAGTGTCCCATAAACAGAGAATGTGAAACCTGTTCACAGTATAGGAAACACCATTCTCCTGATGTACTGTAAACATCTGAGCTGCACCGATGTGTCGAGTAAGAACTTTCCTTGGTGTGAAGTCCATACCCATTACCTCCATCCCTGGATAGATGTCTTCCACATTCTTTACAGTCCAGTCAGCCATAAGAATATGTGTACCAGCCAAAAAACATTTACCGTGAGAACGTGCGGCAAGATAGCCACTGTTTGGGTAAAGCTGTATCATATTCCCCCACTCGAGATTCCTCCACCCCTGTCTAAAGTTAGGAAGCATGGTTGTCTTAAAATAATTATAGGACATTATCTTTAGGGAATCATCCATACTTTCTGTTAGCTGATCCACATAGGAAAGGCGTTCTGTCTCTAATGTGGTGTTCAATTTCAAGACATTTTCCGTCTGCCTAAATATTTCTGACAACATAGCATCCTGATCCCCCTTATAAGCTTCCATCAACTGGTTTACTGCCTTTATAGGAAGATCCTGAATGATTCTTATTGCTGTATCTATAATGCTATCCAGCTGCCGAAAAGAAAGTTTATTATTTTCATTGAACTGAATCATTATTATACAAGTTGAAATGTTTCTCTAAATGATGAAGGCTTCATCCTTGGAGCCGCAACAGTTGACTCTTCACCTGAACCACGCAAATAAGAAATATATTTCAAAAGTAACAGTGCATTCGCTTTTGTATCAGCAAGGGCACGATGGGCATCAACTAGATCAACCCCCTCCATACGACAGCACGTTCCCAGCTTATAGTTCTCCTGTTCTGTAGCACGATACCAAGCCAGTTTCATGGTGTCTTCAACAAATGTAATATAATTCCAAATATTATCACCACAGAATTCAAACATGTTAATAAGAAATGGCATATCAAATGGTTGGAAATTATGCCCAGCAAGCACAGCACCAATACGAGGATTCTTATACTTCTTGAACAAGGAAACCATCTCTTTGTAGATATTCTTAACATCATCACCATTTTCCTGGAGTTGTTCAAGAGTAAGCCCATTAACTTCAAGTGCTTTTGGATCATATTCAAGATTGTCCTTATAAGGTCTAAAGAGTGTACTCCATTCTTCTACCACTTTCATTTCCTGAATATCTATAACAACAAAGGCAAATTCACATAAAGCAATATCATAGAATGCCTTTTTACCCTTATCAGGAAGCCCACCAGTTTCACTATCACCAACGATTATATACTTGATTGTAGAATTCATAACAAAATCATTTTAGTTTTTCATCAATAATAACGTGTCAAAATCCTCATCACGCACATCAATATCGTCATATACAAGCTCCAGCTCTATAACTGGATTATTTTCAGCCTTTAGCCCAGCACTAAAATCATTTATAATAATCGTAGGTTCTCCTTCAACAGTTTCGCTCTTACGAAACATTATAATAAAAGCCTTGGAAAGAATCTGACCTGTCCTGTCTCTAAAGTGCATCACCCTTTTATTTCTAGTGGATAATGCGTTCAACAGTTCACTGAATAACCGTAAGACATGCAATTCTGTTATTTGCTGTTCCTGAAGAATAAGCTTATCAACTTCAGAAGATACGGAGCTTATACCTAAAGCATCCGACAATAATTTTAATTTAACGAGAATCTCTTTCATAATTAAACCCAAATTCATGCCTTGCGTGGCATTCAAGACATAATAGCTCTATATTGTCCTTACAAAGTCGCAAATCAGGTCTAGCACCCTTAGAATGAATGTGACTAAAATAACCTACTCGCATAGGAGAGGGGAGCTGCCTACCACAATGTGAACAGATATGTGCACGTTCTGCCCATATTTCCTTAAAAAGTTCTGCTTCACCAGTACACTTCCTTCGTGTTTGGCTTGATGGTCTTTTTACTGCAAGCTTATATTCTAAACGAGACAGCCCATTGTGCAGACGTCTATAGTTGCATGAATCACACAAACAATGTGTTCTATTAACTATTACAGTCTCACGACCACACCTACGACACACCCCCTTTACACCCATATCATTTCCCTCCATAAAGAGTATCACAGTCCCATACAAATGGACATGACATACACATTCTACTAGAACCATCGTAGGGGTGCTCATACTTCAAACCACAATAATTCGGTCCAGATATACGAGACATTCTCAGCCTTTCCGCTTCCAGCACATGCTGTGCAACATTTTTATAATTCACATTCCTCAATGGGTTTTCTATATGGTGTTCGCTTGCCCATTCAAAAGCGTGATATCTTGCACCACTATCATAGGAATTCCACCGTTCCCATGCTTCCTTACCCATGAACCAAGCAGGTAGAGGCCGCAACTTTTGGTCCTGAAAATTATAGATATAAAACTGAAAAACAAGAAAATCCCAAATAAACTGCACGCCAGCCGTGTCAGGTAAACTGTTTATAAAGGACAAAACCGTTTTCTGATGAGAAGATTTTTCCCACTTTATGGAACGTGGCATCTTCTTCACACTTCGTTGAAGATAATCATATAATGTCAGAACAATGTTCTGATATGTATCTATATCGTATAACATAACAAAATCATTTTTAACTTAAAAATTGACTACCCTTTCCAGTCAATTACTATATTAACGGCTTCTTCGGTCAATCGTTCCACTGCTATGTATCGCCTACCAGTAGGATCACTTGGATCAGGCTTACATACGTTGTTATACTGTTCTTTAGCTTTCACCTTATCAATTTCACGACATATCCAGATGCCGACTTCCTGCCCTGAATTAAGTGTCTCTGCAATATCCAGCGTCACACCATCTGACATATCCACAAATTGAGCAGCAAACGGCCTACTTTGAGAAGACTGCACATTACTCATCTTCCTTGTTCCATACTTATCAGCAACAGACAGATATTCAACAGCCATCTTATATTTACAAATAGAATCAGGTGCATTCTGTATGGACACTTTTACCTTACGAACTTGATTAACCAATTCATTTCTCAAAATAATAGCCCTATATTCTGGACGTGCGTTACGCACCGTCATAATTGACACATCATCAAAGAGATTAGAAAAATCATCATTAATGACAAGCGTAGATGACTTAAACCCACCAAGAGATCTACTGGGGTTTGTCTGAATGGCATTATACCCTGTTGTGGTCGTATAATATAACTGCATTATAACCTCCTTTCTAAATTACAACCTTTACAACGCCATCCACAACCTCGTATGATTCATACGTTCCATTCGCAGATACAACATTAAAATCTTCATAGTCTGGTAACGATGGCGCACCACCAACACCCAACTTCCAAAATTCCAAACGTTCATCGTTCCATACAATATCGCCACCGTTGTTTTTAATTCTAGCAATATAGAATTCATCAGCACCTTTTTCTGGAGCCTGACCAACTGCCTGTTCTTGAACAAGACTTACATTCACACCAGTAAAAGTATATAAGCCCTCCAACTGTTCATCAGTAAACCGACCGCCCATTGGAATGCTCCCCAATACAATTACTTTCAAATCAGATTCCTTAACAAATACATGCCCACCAGAAAGAACAATATTATTGTCATCCACTATATCTACCACTTGATAAACATAACTGTTCCTAGGAATAGACCCATCAGATTTAACAAACCGAATACAAGTAGCAACACCAGATGATTGGCTTCGAACAATACCCTTAAATGATACATTTCCCGAAACATTTCCCGAAACATCTACTTGAACAACACCGTTTTCATAATTATATTCACTAGGTGTAACCTTTAGCCAATAAAATTTATTGTCCATAGGAATTGGAAATGCGGAAACATTGGTCAATTCAAACACCTTATTATTTGACGTAACGATGTAACCCCCAGCAATATCTATCGCATCCTTTGTTTCTGAAATCGTAACCGAAAATGGTTTACCAGCCACTGCTCCTGGAGAAACAATACCATAAGAAATAGATGAAGATAAAATTGCTAAAACATCGCTTCTATCTTCCAAGAAGGATAACATCCTTTTAAGTTCTTCCTTCTCCAGAAATGTGCCTCTATGTATATTAATCCTACTCATATATTATTTATTTTTAACAAACATTTCATCACCAACGGATCCACCAGTTTTTAATACAAACTCTTCATAACCATCAGAATCCTGTGACATTACCATGAATTTATCATATTCTGAACTGCCAATTTCAATTAAAATGTCAGCTGTTCCCGCTTCACCTGATTTTGGATTCACAGACAGCCATTCTTCGGTAATTGGATCCAAAGCCCATTTCTTGGAAGAAGTCACGCCAACAGTAACAAAACCACCATCGTATGGAATTTCCACCCTATGTGTAGAAAATGCAAATTCACCGTTCCTCTCAAAAATAGCCAGCACATCAATTGGATCCTCTAGCCCAGAAATAAAATATTTCAATGGATTTTGAACAAAATCCTTATAATTCACTTCCCAGGACTTAAATGTATAGCCGTTGCTCGGTTCTGCTGTTAAGATTACTGAAGATTTAGGCTTCAAATCCCCATCAACATGAATGGAACCCCAACTTTCCTGATAAACAGAAAGATTAATGTCCACAGGTATGTTCAATGAAACTTCAATCAACTTATCACTGGAAACCTGAGCAACACCATTAACGGTAACACCTTTCTTATTAACAGCCCATCTAACAGTAACACCTGCTTCAACTTCAAATCGCACATAACCATCTTTATCGGTAACACCGATAAGACCATTGTCAAGCGTAACTTCAGCACCTGTTATAGGCTTCCCATCTATATCCTTACAAACAACAAAAGTCAAATAATAAGATGACCTACGAATATAGTCAAGCCACGCACCCCAAAAAACATCCTTATAGGATAGCAGATTATTCCTAATAAATGCTTCTATATCCTTTTTAGTTCTAGAAGAATTTATTTGAGAATAAATGACAGCAACATCCTTTGAACCTAAAAAACCCTGTCCAACAGGCGATATTGTCGTGACCATATTATCCCCAGCACCATTCTTCCATGAATGTTTCTGAATTGGATACCCATCCATCAATAATGGAACAGAATCACCAATGGACAAATTATATGTCTGGTGTCTAGGAAATAGATACAGCGGCTTCAAACAGATCCCACCAATTTGAATATCAACATTAGAAGAGCTTCTATCCTGAACAATATATGGGGCTAGATATGCTGTACCATTTGCAAATTTTAACGGCCTACCACCCTTAAAGTTAAGATATAACTCTGTATCCTTATCAGTAAGAACATTGTAAACAACACCACGAAGTCTATACCATACATTTGGAATTAAGCAAGGGCTACCATCTGCATCTTCACTTAAAAAACTGTTTGACAACTTTAGATCTGTAAGGCTAACCTGTTTCACCACTTCACCGTTGAAGCCAAAACAATTAACTCCAAAGTCAATATTTTGACTTCCTTCTGCCAAAGCCTTCACCCACACAGTAACCTCATAGTCCATCCCATCGTATATTTCCATTGCCTTGGAAATATCAGAAGAATATATTCCACTTATACCAGAACCGCCTGTCTGAAATACGGAAACACCATCCTTGTCCACAACCTTGGACAAAGACCCAACAATAGGATAATCAGACACTGTACCGATACCTCGAGAAGAATCACCCCTTAACCAATCAATGCCATAATCCCATCCCTTAGATACAGCATTTACGGCTTCTGTTCCATACCACATCGGAGAAGAATATCCTATACACCACCCAATATTACACGGTTCTAGAATGGAAAATAAAAATTCGCTTGGTTTAGTATAACCCAACAGTCTACGCAATTCACTATTAGGAGTGCCCTCACCAGCAATCTGAACAGTACCCCTCTTACTGAATTCATTTACCCAGTTACTATATATATTGTTTCGTTCCTGTTGTGTCGTAATAGTTTCGTAAACAAGCCCCCATTGCTCCAAAAACGTCTTTATAAGAACATCATTGTCCTCCAGCCTACGATAACACCTTGCATAAACAACAATGATCGCAAATAGATGGGTTATTGCAAGGAAGAATGAGTTAAAATCATCAACATTGGCTCTAGAAATATATGTTGGAACAACCCCATGAATATACATCTTCTCCAGAACGTTCCAAGCCCACCCGATAACCTTAACATCATTAGCATCAAAGAAATTCTTATATATCGTTTTATTAAAAACCGTATATTGAAACCTTTCATTGTTCAATGTTGCAATACTGGTGTCGTTCATAGAAACGACATAATCCAGAATTACGTCAAATGTGTCAACAATCTTTGAACAGCCCAACAGTGAATCTTCATCAACAATAGTCCATTCTGTGTATGTAATACCACCATCAAGAGAATACCTAAACAAGCCGCCACCATCAGTTTTGGCCATACGCATTACACACAAAAGCCCAGCCAATGGAATTGACTGTGTCTTAATTGTGAACCCTGCTCCAATCTCTGGAAAATCTTTTACAACAAAAGAAGCCATTATTCTCTATCTCTTTTTCGTTTATTCTTAGATAATGATATCCACCTAGCATAAGATATCTTGGAATCAGGGTTATGATTAACCACCTTAATCTCATAACCCTTAACACCCCACCGAATTCCCAAAAACCTACATTTAGGAACTTTATACAGGAAATGTGTCAAACTGTCCCTAACCTGTAAATTAAAATCCGTAACAGGTGGCGTACCACCTAGATCCATTGTCTGATGCACTGACCACCATTCCGTATCCTTAGACCAGCTCAACACGGTTTTCTGTGGATTTACAAAAACCAATGAATCACGATAAACAATTTTTGTTTCAGTTATGGTCTTAACGACCTCACGAACTTCACTTGCCTTAACCTTTAATTCCTTAATGAGTTTGGCATCAGCAGCCTGTCTTTTCTTAAATTCATCTACTGTATATTGAAGTTCTTTAATTGTAAGAACGGCTTCACCCTTTTGAGTTTCTGACAACATATAGTCTGCTGTCAACGCATCAACATTCGCCTTTTCTCTAAGCCAATATTGCCGCATTGTATAGGAACGCTTCACAGAAAGAAACAATGCAATAAGCAATACCGCTATCACAATTAACTTCCAGTTTCTACGAATAAATTTCAAAATAACAGACCACATACTTACCGCTGATTTTCAATTGTAATCCAAACTTCCATACCAGCCTTTTCAGCATCCTCAACAATCTTACAGACCTTATCTCTAGCAACAAAGCTGTTAATCAACTTATCACCACTGGGGGCAAGTGTCCCGACAAGAATGCACCCCTCTGTATGACCCTCATTAGAACCAGCATGAATTAAAATCCCAAGAAAATGTGGAACATTCTGAAGACATGGGTACTTCCTCTTAAATCGATTGGAATAAAGATAGCGAACCCTGTACCTACCAGCTGGAATACATGTTTCACCATAAACCTTTTCTGAACACGCACAAGGCATAAATTTAGGAGTATTCGGACATTTTTCAGGAAGATTACGTAAAGCATCCTCCAATGTATCCGCCAGCTTAACACCATTAGCAAAAAGCTCGCCAATCGTTCTTTTATCGCTAAAGATTATTCTTGTCAGTTTTAATTCTAATGTCTTCATTTTCCTTAAAAAGTTGCCAAGTAGTATTAGACACTATTTCTTGATCCCCCTCCAATGTTTCATCATCAATCCATACAACATCCTTCTTAAAGAAAAACCTTAAAATTACCTTTAGGGCTTTCTTACCAATAATGTGTATGTTACCAATAATGTTCATTACAAGCGACCTCCCTGTATTACCCCAGCTGGAGCATTTTTAATCTCACAAACAAGTTCAATATTCCATCCAGGATAAAACACTGTTTCAATAAACTCTGTCATACCATACAGGCGTACAGTCAACATAATATTGTCCTCAGAAATATTCTTAACGGCAAATGGTTCTGTAGCAAGATAATCCCCAGAAATATTCCACAATTCACCTATTTGAACTGTAAGATCTCTTAGACCATCTTCAGACTTCATCTTAACACCTGTTGTCTGTGCATAATTGCCCATATTATAATTCTGTCCCATAGTTACAATAATTTTTACCAAAATTAAATATTAGCTGCATAATATGCTGGGAAAAGCTCATTATACTGTTGTTCTATTGTAGCAGAGGTTGATGCATCAACCATCACCGTTCCATCCAGATTACGCATAACAAATCTCTTCACACGTGGAAGCATAAATTCGGAAACATACTCGTCCTTATTGGGGTAAAACCACTCTGACGCAACATACTTAACCCCCTCTGTATTCTTAATAATTTCCAGAAGATTATCCCATTCAACCTTTGAACCAGCACTCCAATACCTCCAGTCAAGATATTTAGTAATGCCAATCTGAATCTTTCTACGAACAGATGCAACCTCATACCCAGCTTCCAGCTCACACCTAAAATCAACCCCTACGTCACCGCCAACTTCATACCATTGAACATTATCCAATTTTATACCCATTAATCGGCCAGAGGAAACCATATCACTCAAGCCGAAATAGGGTCTTGCCTGTTCCAGCAAAGTTGCCAGTTCATCTTTTGATAAATCCTGTCCATTCTGGGTAGCTATTTCAATATGGAGAAAACCGTCCTCCATAACACCTACCCATAGAATTTTCAAAACCCTGCTATCAAAATTTTGAAACACCTGTGTCATCTTCTCAAGTGTGGCAGTGGCAAATAGATTCTGATGATTCAATATTCTACGCCTAAACATATCATCATTCTCATTGTCACAGCCACCTTGTGCATAATATTCATTCGTACATGCCACATGCCCAGCTGGAACAGGTGTAACACGAATTATACTATTTGCTGCAACATTCGTATAAGCGCCTGTACCAATACTTCTAACCTTAACATAGGCATACCCATAATCACCGACAACAACAGTCTCTTCCGGCTGAAATCGAACACCGTTTGTATTTACAAACACCTGTATGTCCTTATCATATATTGTTCCTGGATTGGCAAACACACAGACATACGTTGAAGAACCTTGTGCCGTTTTTCTAGCAGTAACACCAAACAACAGTGCAGATCGATCCAACCATTCACCTGAAGCTGTCTCAGGAAACAGTTGAGTTTCAACAATAGCTATATCCTTAATGGCCTTTTGAGCTATCTTAGCAGCTCCATACGCCACTCCATTCAATACGGAATTATCTGTAATATCAGACACTTTATCAGTCTTATTCAAAAGTACCTCTAAAAACAGATTTTTCAAATTGTTAATAGTATTGTCCGTCTTTGTTATCATATCTGTACATTTGTTATAATATAATTATTCGTAACTGTGCAAGCACTTATCTTGCAAAAGACATTATCATCCTTAACAAAAATATCAAGAATATTCACCTCATTCCACCTACCATCTCTACTAAACATATCCATCATATTCTTAATAATTGTCGGATAAGATATGGCCTTCATGGAAACTCCAACGGAGGTATCTGCAAAACCGTACTCCGGAAACTCAGGAATAGAACCCTGTATGCTGTTAAGAATGATATCAAGTGCCTGTTGAACCGCATCATCATATTCAACCACAGCCAAATCATCATCCTTAAATACAAAATTCTTATCAATATCCTTACCAAGAATGCTTTTTTCACTTAATGAATCAACAATGTTATCAATTGGAGACACACCACTCGTACGAACATTAATCTTAAACATAGGTGATCCGTCATCAGGAGTGTAGGCTTCCTCCTCTATTTGATTCGGCCTAGCAATATCAACCCATGAGTCATCAAATTCAGACGAACCCAATGAATTTGACACATTCTCAAAATTTTCCCTGGATTTCAATGTACGCTGTAATGCAACATTATTGCCATATCTTCCAATAATAGCACTTCTAAGCCATTTAGAAGAATTATTTATTGTCCATAGTTTTGTCTGACTATTTGTAAAAACATCTAGTAATTCCCAATAATCTATTGTGTCCATCTGATTAGCTTTCAATGAAAACAATGATTCTATCGTCTCAGCCTGTACTAGAAGATAATCTAATTCACTAAATACTTTCTTAGTGTCAACAGTATTACCGTTATAATACTGCACAATAATAGGATATGAGTTACGACAAAATAATACAAAGTTTTCAAGGTATGACTTTATATCATACCCTGTAATCGTCTGAAACTTTTCAAAAATCTTTGTATTCATCATTTTCCTATTCTAGTCCAATCATCAATTTTCATGCTGGCTTTTTCACCAAGATCACCAACAACATTCTTTATTTCAGAACTTACTATATCAATGCTTCCTTGAATTGCTGATGCAGCAAGCTGTTTCCATTTTTTAGAATCCTTTACAACTGCATCGAGAGGAGCAACAACGGTAAGACGCAAATCATAACTCCATATCATGTTATTTGAAATATCCTGATAAAATCGTGTTCCATTAGGAGGAACAACAACTTGATAATTCTCTCCAAAGGCCATATTATAAAAGAACAGCCTGAAAGGCCTACCCTGATTATCGTACCCCACACTCTTGCTCAAAATAGCTTGAAGCATCTTTATAACGCCATAACCTGTCTTAATTGCTACATTAAAAGTCTTAGCCTTTGGAATCTTATTATTGCTTCCTTCCTTAAGAGAATAAAGGTCATATTTCCCTGCTTTCATACTATAAGCTAAAGCCCCAGCAGACACATCATTATTTATACCCACCAGATTCTTAAATCCACGTCCAAAATTACCCCGAAGAATAATCTCTCCAAGTGGAAGTGCTGAATTCTGAAGAACAGTTACACCACTCATGGACTTCTTAATGGAAGTACGATTCTGTTCCACCTTGGACAACGAATTAGGCATTATAGGAAATGTAAGATAGTCTATTGTCTTATTATCAGCTGTCGCCAACTCAAGAGCAATCATATACCATTCAAACTCATGTGGCATCGCAGTCGCAATGGCCTGCAAACCTATAGACTTTGCAAGACTCATCGCTTCATTCACCACAGTATTTCCACGATTCTGTAAAAATTCAGTCGTACTTGACATGATCTACTCCATTTATCTTTTTACGCAAATATAATTAATTTACTCCAATTTTCCAGCCCCAGTAGTCATTCCAGTTTGAGCAGTCGCTGATCCAGATGTCGTTACTGGAATTCCAGGAGCAACCTGTGCTGTCTTAATGTACCCATCAATTATATTGGCAAACTCTTGAGCCATTGCCTTATCATCAGCATCAGTAGCTGCACGCATCTTCTGAAAGAAATTATATAACTGTGTAGCTAAATTTTGAGGTACAAGTGCCATAATGCTTATTCGTTAAAAAATTGATTCAACTTCTGCTTTAATTGTGTTGTTGCTTGAATGGTAGGTGGAAGAGGTGTACCACTCGGACCCATAGATGTAGAAACAGTCAATTTCTCAATGGTACTCACTAGCAGCGAAAGAATTTCATTCAAGCCAGTTCCAGAATTCACAATGGAGACCTTACCGTCCTTTAGTTCCACCTTTATATCATCCCCCTGCTGTAACACCGCTAATTTCTCCCTCAAGGACAAAATAACATCTCTAAAGACGACTTTATACTCCTCATCGGTAATTGTATTTGTAAACTGAACTTCATCGCCCTTAATCGCTGATTTTGCTACAAATCCTTCCTTATTAATATTAACATTATACTTCGTTGTGTCATCCTCGCAAAAATACCCCTCACAAAGCATACCATCCTTGTCAACATGAACCTTGGTATGATTCACCTTTTCAGCATCCTCTTCATCCACAGAATAATTAGCCGCAACATCAATACTGTCCTTGGTAACAACCACACCTGTTCTATCCATATTTTCAGGATTTTCCAACTGTATATTCATTTTTTCATAGGAGAAAACACGAAGCTCCTTTCCGGACTCAACTGACACAACACCATCAGACTTTACCTCTAGAACAGACTTTTCATCCCCCAGAACAGAAACACGCACAACACCACCAGACTTTTCCTGCCCATGAACAACTATATTCAATGAACCGTCCTTGGCATCAGCCGTAACATCCACATAACCCTTATCCCACTCCTTATGAAGCTCATGAGTCTGATCTGTACCAAGGCGCATTCTTTCCCCATGTGGAAAAGTTCCTATAACCATTGGATGGTTCAACATCTTAGGTTGACAGACCCACACCACAGGATCACCAATATCACCAGCATTCCTAGGAAATTGAATATTTTCCAGCACCTCGTTGGTAACAAAGCACTGTTTCAAAAATACACCTTGATTTTCATCATACAGATCAATCCTACCTGTACGATAACAGTCTGAAACATATTGATCTCTATCAACACCCGACGGGACAATTACTCGTGCAAATCCAACACTCTGATTATCCAGATTGTCACTCGTAACTGGTGTAATACCCTCCTTATAACTTGATAGATCTATATATATTTCTTGATCAAACATTCCCATATTAACTCTCCTTAGAACTTATCACTTTTGTCATATTAAACTCCCCTGCCGTATCACTATCATACACAGCAGCATCATTGATATCAAATGTCATTGTTACAGCCCGATATGCTCGCTTAACAAACTGCCATCTGTTTAGGAAGAAATGAAACACTTCACCATTACGTGTTAGCGTAGTGTTCAATTCCATGTTAGCTTTACCAGACGTAAGATTCTTTTCCAATGTATCCTTCAACCCATCTATATTTACAATGTTAAAATAATTATACCTCTCATTTGTAATATAATCCACAACCATACCTCGTTCAACCGTAAGAACTGTACGCCTATCCACATTGGATTCTCCAAATGAAACACTCTGATTAACGCCAACAACATAAAAGATTTCATTTGTAGCTGCAAGACGAACAAATGTTCCAACCTTTATTCTCCTATCCCCATTAATAGTTATCTGCCCTCTTCTGGTAAAAGGTAAGTAGGCGGTACTCTCTATCGCAAAAATATAATCAGCCGCTAAAGTAGTGAACAAAGAACCAGTCTTCTCCTTTGACTTATTCCCACCAAGATAAGCCGAAAGAACATAGGGATCCTGGATGATGCATCGCTTATTTCCAAACACACGAACATACTCATCCAGATAAAATATAGGAATCAGAATGGTTGAAGTCTTGGAATCAAGCCCTGGAATCAGACCATCAGCAGGAACAATCTTATACCAAGAATATACCCTATTGTCAAACGACAGATTAAAGTCATACAGGTCTTCATCCATAATGTCAATATATGACTCAACAGACGCACTGTCATTATTCTTTGCATACAGCATTGTCTGTATGGAAGACTTGTCAAATGGTGGTTTACGTACCATTAAGTCATACCCAGCACCCCAAGTGTCACCCAGCACCTCCACAAATGGCTCCTTACATGTTGAACGTATGAAATCGGCAATACTTCCATCTGGATTCACCAAGATGTTATTATAAAAAATCCTACTGTCCAGCTGACTATCGCACCATATCTTAAACAACTTCCAAGCACCTTTAGGAGTGAATGTAGAATCATTGTCATACCTGTTGCAGCTATTAAAAATAGTTGACGACATAACTTCTATCTGAGAGCATTTTTCAAAAATAAAGCCAAGACTTGACTTTATCGACTGAAAATACATGCCAAAGACAATCATACCGTCCATATTCCTGCGAAGAAATGGGCTCTCATCATTATTCATCAATGTCATGTTATGCGCCGAACCAAATATCGCATTAAATGGAATAAAGCTTATACCGTCATCTTCAAACAATTTTGAAAAATCTCGACCCTCTATGGCTATGGAATAAGAATTGCCATCATAATTAGCACTACTCGTAACACTATCCACAAAACCAATCATATCCCATATAAGAGAATCCGTTAAATCAGAATCTGACTTAATCAGGGATTTGCTTTCCGAAGCATCTTGGTTCCTTTCACATTGAAGTTCTTCAAACCGTAGCCACACCATATCATTCTGCTGCATAAATACGCCAAACCAGTCCAGCGTCTTGGCATGTCCTTTAGCATAATCAGAATCACCACCATTATCCACCCACCTCAATTCCTTGTCCGTATTGTATTGATTCACTTCATTATAATTAAACCCACCAGCAATCTTACTAACTGCCACAGGGTTTACCTGAATTGAAAATGAACCATTGAATCCACTCTTGTTAGTGCTGGCCGAAATAATGTAGGGGGAAATATCAACAAAACCCTTAAAGGCTCTACTATAGACCCATGCCTTGACGCTTACAGTCTTTTGCTGAACGACAACACTACCAAGAGGGTTTTTCCATGTGGATTGATACAAGGGGTCACTCGTAATTCTTTTTACGTTATCATTCCAATACATCACAGCCGTCTTTCCTGGAACTTCAAACACATTAGAATTTTCAAATCTTACCTTATAAGCATCCAGCACTGAAGATTTTATCAACAGACGTGTACCAACCTTTACAAAAGGAATCTTACCGTTATTAATCTCATCCTTATACTTCACCTTTTCCGTTGGAGAATACATCTCAACTATACGATCCAGGTTTGTTTGATTGCCGTCTGTAAATTCCAACCATTTCTCATTTACATTACCGTCACCGTCAAACATAAACCCAAGATTCTTTAACACGGTGTTAAACCCATCAATGGTAATAACACCATTTTCATCAGCACCATCTGCTCTCTGTATAACATATACGCTATATGATTCAGAAGCAGTATCCTGAGGATAAACTGTCTGTATATCAGCCCCATCCAATGGATCCTCCGGCTTCACAAGACGTTTCGAAACACCATTATATCCAATGTGAACAAAGCCTTTTTCATTGTATTGAATCAATTCCGTATATGGAAGACCTAATTCCTTAACTTTCTTTTCCACGTCAACAGGCGAAACCCTTACACTGGTTCCATTTGTCTTCCTGTAGAAATTACAGTCTGCGGCACAACCTGTTAGATGCAGGGAACCATCCACACCACCAACAGCCTTATTTAGCCGACTTGAACGATACCCCGATGAAATTATATTAGTCCACCCTGTTGCATCATTTATAGGCTGTAAAACAGACGTACATAGGCGAATAATATTAGCCTTATACTGTTCAGGAATAGTGTTGTCCCACCCCTCTCTAGCTGCTGTTTCAGAACGCACAAATTCACTAAAAGAATAATTCTTACTAATATCCCCCATAATAGATCATAATTAATGTTTTTGAGCACTATTTTTAATAACCACAGAAGTCTTACCACCCTGCACAGCCTTTGGTGCAACATTCACCATATTAACATTAATCCCTTCTCCATTGGCCTTATCAAGCAATGCATCCAAATTCTTATCTATATTCTTAAACGACTTAAACCAGTCCTCATCACCACGTTGGTAAGCATCCTGTGCAAGTTTACCACCAACTATATTTCTATTGGCTGTTCCAGCTTCGCTTCGTTCCTGATCCGTTACCATGGATGCAGCATCACTCTCCAAAAAATCCTGCCCAAGTAACCCACTATCATAGATGGAATCTATATCCAGATTACCATTCTTATCATACAGAAAATTTCTACCCTTTCTAGCCGCATCCCGCTTGGCTGTACGCAATTTGGAAGCACTGATTCCAAGGGTAGAGGCCAGTGTGGTTTCAAAGAAATCCTTATTCCCACCTGACATATTCCAAAGATTGCCCAACAGTGTTTTCATTGTCCCTCTTTCAGGATGTTCAAGTTCTGCCTGTAAGTCAAGTAACGAGCCACCATTTCCAGACATTGCAGCTGCCTGCATAATCAGTGCTCTAGATACATCACCGCTAGACATCGTATTACCTGCAAAAGCCTGAGCCAAGGAAGTTAAGTTCTGCCCTTGAACACCCCTAGCCGTCAACCCCTGAATAATATTCTTTACTGTATTAGAATCAAATGAACCTGTCTGTCCTATAATGGAATTAGCAACTTGAGTATATGTATTCAACCCCTCCTGCAATCGAATGGAACGTTCAAAAGGATCAAATGTCTGAGTCTTTAGTGTAGCCAGCACATCAGAAGCCACTCTATCAGCACGCAAAGCACCATTCTGATATCTATTGACACCATAGACACCTGTCAAAGCCCCCCTGTCAAGACCATATATCTTTTCAGCAAGCATACTCTGCCAGATAGAATTGACATCTGCATTTTCTGCTGTAACTGCTGCACGTCTATAATCATAGAGATCAGATGTCATTTCAGAAATATTCTTTCCAAGCACAACTGACCCCCTATTATGCACTTCCAGTTCTGGAATCTTATTATTCATGTACTCATTCCAAGCACCTACCCCAGCACCTGTCAAAAATCCTGCAAAAGCACCAATACCTCCACCAATAGCTGTACCGATTCCTGGATTAAAGGCTGTACCGATTCCAGCACCACCAGCACCAAAAGCCCCAGCCGTTTTAATGGCCTGTGACAAAGCTCTGCTATACTTTGGATCATTTACACTACCACTTACACTAGAACCAGCAATCTGTTGATTAAACGCAGAGTCTATACCCACACCAGACATAAGAGCCATCTGATATTGTGACCCTCTATTATTCCAATAGGCTTCCAAATTGTGTCTAGCTGTATCAACATTCCTACCCCTAGCACTAAATGGAACATACCTCCACACATTCAATCGTTCCAATTCCCTTTCAATGGAAGAACCAGCACCATAAACTGAAGTCTGTGTTTGATATGCCTCCTGAAATGCTTTAGCAAGCCCTGCACCGATAGCACCAACCCCAGCAAGACCAAGCAATTTGCCAAACCCACCAATAATATCTCCTGATGCAATAGCCTGTAAACCCCCTTGAACATCAGACCTTACAGCACCCCCACCCCCAGCAGGATTACTCATTCTTCTAAATGGATCTGTATCATCTTCTGGGCGTAATGAACGGCCACCAACAGTCTGATCCTTATTAAATATCTTATTTAATGTGTCTCTAATTTGCTCAAGAATTGTTTTTCTTGAATTAGAATCCGGATCCACCTGTGAATGTTGCTCTTGATACCTATTACGATTTATGTTGTTCTCTGTAAACTGATAATCAAGTCGCTGAAAAGCTCTATCACCAGCCCTAGAACTATTCGCAATATCAAGTTCACGGTAAAGATTAAGTAACTTTTCATGTCTCTGTACAATAGCGTCTATATCACTCTCTGATGCCGTAAGATAATCCTTGGAGTACTTTCTAAGATTTCTATACAGTTCATCTGCTTCCACCTTAAATCGCTCTATGGCAGAAGTATCCGTCGTGACTCTAATCTGTTTATCAGCCATTTTCTTCCATCTTTAACATTTCACAAATCTCTCTCTGCGCTTCCTTTGTAAAATCCTCCATTGTTGCAGGTGTTCTAAATATATCACCACTTCCAGGAATATATTCTACTTCATTGAAAGAACCTGTTTCAACAACCTTGGAAAACAGTTTTTCCTCTTCAAATTCAAACAGTTGATATAGAAAAGAGGATTCCCTATGAACAGGGGACATAAATGCGACTTCATGCTTATTACGCCACCACCTATCCAGAGGGAATCTATTATTCCAACTGACAACTGCCTGTTCCAGTTCGGAACTCTTCATATCATCCTACATTTTCAGAAATACCAGCATCCCCATGCAAAGCATCATTGATAGACTTGAAAAATGGTGCAACCTGCTTTATATAAGCATCCTTAACAGCCACAAAATCACGAACATCCAGCTCCGTAATTGGTACTTTCAAATCCTTAATCAAATCGGGGCACATTATTGTAAGGGTAGCTTCAATGTCAATCATATCAAGTGCATCCTGAACACTGCGAAGAGGACTTTGAAGCATCATATTATAATTACCTCGACCCAATGACTGTTTTAAGGCTTCAATATTATAATACTGCCCAACAGTAGGGTACTTAATTGTATATTCATGACCCTTTACAACAAATTTTACTTCTTCCTGTAACATATATCATCTTTTATTTATAAATTCTACTTTGCCATTGAAATAGGCTCCAGATAGATACCCTGAATATTTACGCCTGCAATTCCCGCTTCAGACATCTGAAATGACTGTGAATTCAATAGACAGCCCTGAAGACGTGCTATTGTTTCTCCTGTGTTATCAACTTCAGTAACCAGCCCTGACTGACTATCTTCCGACTTGACTGCTTTAGCATAAACAGTAATGTCAAATGAAACGTCACCTAGCACAAGACTGTTTTTAATTGCTGCAATGGAACCAAACTTCTTCAGCATCTTTTTCATTACAGGTGTATCAAAAGAAATAAAATATTGATCCACTTGCCAATTACAGGTATAAACCACTGGTGGAGCTTCCTGATAGGTAAGACTTCCAAGACCTTGAACGTTAGCCCTCTGAACATTCTCTGAGAATGTCAGGTTGCGGACATATCCAGCAACCTGATTATCTATCTTAATGAATGCCTTTGGAGCTGTAAAAACTTTCCCTTTAGCCATAATATTCTTTCATTTTAATTAGTTTCTAAGAAGAAATCCTGTGAAGAATATCTTCGTTACTTCATTGTTAAGAACGACTTCATAGGAAACATGATAACAGTCATCAACCCTCTTTGCAACAACATTCTGGAATCTTTGTATCAAATTATCCTGCTGGTCGGTTGCAACTCTTGTCTGTAAAAAGTTAATTGTCCAAGTTTCCAATGCACCCTTTGACAAGGTGTTAATGTTCACACCATTTTCATCCCCAAGAAGATCAATGGAAGCATTCACAACACACTCCTTATTCAACTGTGCAATAATACGCATAAACTGAATACTGAATGATGCGCCTTTCTTATTAAAGAGCAATGAATTATCCTGAAGTGTTGTGACACCCTGAAGAATAACAAATCTTTGAAGATATGGATTTGGATACACAACCACAAGACCAAACTTCAATGCCTTTTCCATTTCCTTATCAGTCGGAATATGCTGCAACTTATCACCTCCAATGGTTTTATTTGTTACAGGAATATAAGGTGGTTTTCCAGAAACTCTACCAATTACTTGGCACAAATTATAGAAGACACCCCACCATCTAAATCCTGATGCCGTAGCATCAGAAGCCGTAGCAACACCACCGTGAACAGCAACAATCCACTGATTGTTCAATTCCTTTGCAACACTCAAAGAATCATTAAACTTCGCTTTTGTGCTATATGTACCAACATAGACAAACTTGTCAAATTTTGCCTGTGTGTTACGGTGAGCAATGACTTTCTTCTGAAGTGCTGAATTAGCATCAGCTTCAATCTGATCTGTAAACACTATATTATAGTCAACATCCGAAATAGCGTTCAAAAGATCATCAATGTCAGTAGGCTTATAATCCTCTGTACCACCCTTTGCAAGAACATAGTTGTCCAATGTAGGACTGCTAATAACACCATCACCAGCAACCTTGCTGTCAGCATCAAGAACAAATCTTGCACCAAAATTCTCATCCACATTAGCCCACGCAATCAGATCCTGAATCGTCTTAACTTCAGGCGACTGACATATCAGCAATGGTTCAGCCTGTGCAACTGTCAATTCATCATAGGAAAGAGTCACACCTGTAACAGGATCAATATAATCACCTGTATAAGTTCCTCTCCAGAATTTTACAACAAAGGCATTATCATCATCAGTACCCTTTTCTATGGTATAAGCATAACCATATTTCAGATGCCCACTGTCAAGAACACCATTGGCATTCAGACCCTCATCTATTGTCTTAACAACAAATTTACTATCACCAGAAGAAAGTTCCATTTTAGCAGGTGCTGTGGTACAAGCACGAGCAAACAAAAGCTTACTAATACCTACTGCATCCTGATTGTAAGGGTCTGGTGTGAAAAGAGCTTCTGCTGCTTTCCAGTACATTCCACCCTTAACAAAATCTCTGAATGCCTGTAAGTCATCAAACTCATAAACAGCATCCTTCCCCTGTTTACCAGCACCATTTACACCAGAACCTCCGCCCCAGCCAGCACCAAATTTCCCAGTGTCTATAAGCAAGACAGTACCGTAATCAAGAGTTCTGGTCTGAGTATTATCTCCAGAAGTAATCGTAGAATATACTCCTGGAAGTGACCTCATTTTACCATTAAAATAAACACTTGTAGCCATATTATCACTATTAAATTTTATATTTTCACATTCTCAGGTATAAAGGTAATACATTCTTTCATATTCTAACTACCCAATATCCCATGAACCGTTTGATTCAATTGTAAGATCAAGACTTGAACCATTCCCAGCAAAATTCAATGTCTCAGGACTAACAATTAGATGAATCGGATCAAATGTAGATATCTTCCAAGATATATTTGATTTAACTGTAACATCAGAATTTGAACTAGCATGTTCAAAAATCAATGTTGCTGGCAACAAATCCAAATAAGGCTCTGCTTTAGCCTGACTGAAATATACATCATCAACAGCAGACTTAGAACCCTCACCAGCAGCCGTAACTGTTACAATAAAGCCGTCCCTAACAGATGTAGAAGGATTAGGCGTTACAGTCACCTTATTTCCATCAAGACTAAAGCCTGTCACACTACTCTTAACTGCATAGGACAATACCACATTTCCAACCCGAGTTGATCCAGATGTATAGGATACGGTCTGACTTGTAGCAGGAACAATCGTATAATCACCACCACTTGAAGGAATGGACACATTCGTGTCCACAGTCATTACAACTTCGCCATAGGTAGCTTCATTCTTTTCCTGAGACACTGTTACAGTATCCGAAGCATTCCCATAGGATACTGAAACAACAACAGACCTTGCATCCCCAGCCGTAACCCCTCTATTAGGGGCTGAAACTTTATTTCCAGTTAGACTAAATGCAGACCCAGCAGGAATAGAACACGTAGGAACAACTGATTCATGATTAAGTTGCACGCCATTTCTATAGGTAGAATAAGTTCCAGTAATTGTTGAAGATCCTCCACCTGCACCGATTACAGAAACATCCGCTACTGCTGAAAGACTATATGTAAATACTGACGCATTCTGTGTGAAAACACAAGAAGCACTCTCCCCATTTGCTGTTGTTATCGTAAATACGCCCTGCCTTGACTGTGCATCAGGATTTTCCTTCACAGAAACAGCAACTTCAAATGTATATTGAGCAGATGATCCTGGATCACTAGGAATATTTTCCCCATTCTCCACAGAAACACCATTGGCCTTGTAATAATTATCCAATACGGCCATCTGGCCATTGTTAAAAGTAACTGTCAATCTTGCAGAATTGGAAACGCCTGTCAAAACAATATTTTCCCCAATATTTGCAACAGTAATACTTGAATCATTCAACATAATGAATTCAGGTTTTCCCTTTTGCACCACATCAAATGACTTCTTAATCGAAGGAAATTTATCAAGCGTAGCTGTAAAGGATGCTTGGACGTTATTTCTACCTGTTCGTTCAACCCCTGTAATTGTCAACATTCCATCACCTGTTCCAGCGGCAGGAGTAGCTGTAATCCCGTTTTTGGTAATACCACCAACTCCAGAACGACTAACGGATCTATATGCTTTTCGTGCCATCACAAACCTCCTATTCAATTACCCAGCTTTCCTCTGTACGAATAACAATATCCTTAAAAGCACCATCTCCGATAAAATTCAATTCTGTAGGTTCTACGATGAGCCCAGAAGAAACTTTCGGGTATATATTATCAAGATGAACAAAATTATAGACATTCTCTTCTACAATCTTGTCATTATCAAACTTACCTGTCGCCATAAGTTCACTCTTGCGAACAAATGCCGTTGGAGCCACCCCAATATCAGCTGGAGTAATACCGCCAATATTAGCAGCCTGTTGAGCAGTCGCAAACATTCTAAACTCTGCCATACACTATTTCGTATTGCCTGCCCCAGCCTGTGCATCAACGAATTTCGTAAATACAATAGAACCTGAAACAGAATTAATCTTATCAATAATTTGCTGACCTGTCAGTTGTGCCATAATCTGCTCACCAGACAGAATTGTCTCTGGATTAGCCTGCCACTTTCTAACCTGCTCTATAGCTTCATCAATTTCAGCTCCTGTAAACTTAGATTTATATGCCATAACCTTAAATATTAATTTTCAATATATTATAGTATTAACCATCTTTCATAACTCCATAGGCCATATCATTCAAATCAAGCATAGGTTCAGTATCCCCCATAGGAATAAACGGTTCACGCAAACCTAAATGAACAACAATGATGGAATCCTCTGCTGGAAGCGTTCCTTCAGTCACCCTACCTGTTATCCGTACCTCTTTATCGAATTCCTCATTAATCATAACAATAAGCCCTTTTAATTAAAAGGGGAGGAGTATAATGTGCCCCTCCCCTCATTTCTGTCAGGTGAAAACCTACCTTCAAAAACACTATGACAGTGTCCAAGAAGTATTTGACTTGACACCCTGAGAAACAGCTGCACCGCTTGCTTCGATTGTGATGCTGTCGTTGTCGAAGCTGAATGTAGGATCTCCAGCGGTCTGCTTAATCGTAATCTGAGCCTGAGCTGCATTCTCACCAGCCTTTACAAGAAGAGCGCACTGAAGCTCATTGATGGTAAGGTTCTCGGCAATACCTGTAAAGGTAATTGAAAATTCATACTCTGCTGATGCTCCTGGGTCTCCAGTAATTGTTGCCTCATTAGCTGTTTCTGCTCCTGCTGCCGTGTATTTAGCCGGAAGATTAAGAGAAAGGTCATTCAATGTACCCTCTGCATTATCAACAAGACTAAACGCCAGTTTTGCGGAGTTAGACTTACCCTTAAGAGTAAGAGATCCACCCTCCTTACCAACAGTAACTTCAGTACCATTATCAAAGGAAACAAACTCCGGTTTAGGTTTCTGAATTACAGAATATGTCTTATTAGGAGACACACCTGTCGCAACACCTGTAACGGTTGTAGTTCTCTGAACACGACCAGTATGTGCTGTCGCTGTGTTCTGTACGGTTGCATTACCCTGTCCTGACATTGGACTTAGAGTCAACCAAGCTGCTTTTGCCATAAACAAAAAGAATTAAATTAAACACTATATAAATGAAAACTATAAAGTTTCCTTCTTTTTACGACACAAATATAATTAATAATATGATTAAACATCATTCAAGCATCCAAGTTGTCTGTGCCTTTATATTCTGTTCACCATAATTATCATTATTCAAGTACAAGATATCTACACCAAACTGGAACAGTTCTCCACCATATTCCAATACCCAGTCAGTATTACTTAACACGCCCATCTGCCCATCAGCAACCAATGAATCCAACCACAAATATGGATTTTCAAAGACAAAATACTTACTAATAGGCTCAGGCTCAGGTCTTTCCACATCATTAACAACCACAGGACTATCAAATTTAAGACATGAAATCAAATTCTCCCTTATCAGGGAAGCATAGTCTTCATTGTCCGTTACAGAAATTGTAACAGTCTTAATTATAATAGGAAGTGGAAACAGGTTATTTTCAGCAACAAGTTCAGACGTCGAGAAAGAAAAATTAGTAAATTCCTGTTCAAATAAATTCCTAGACCCCTGAAGTAGTGCATACAGAACTTCACCTATCAACAAGGATTCCATAGGGTTATCACTAAAGCACATTAAATTCACCTTGGATTCACTAAATGTCGTAAACGCTTCCCTCTCATATCCAGGAATTCCAAATGAACCATCTGGAGAACCCACACTGCCAAATGGACTGTTTTGGGGTGGCTGTTTAGACGGTTCACGAACAACAATACACGGAAGAAAAGTCTTATCCTTCGGGTACTCCATTGTCACAGCAATCCGCCTAGGACTATCATTTGTCCTCAAGAAAATTTTCTTAGCCTGTTCATAAAAATCAAAACTACCATCCCTGACACCCCAAAACATCTGATATAAAAACGTCTGTGTTTCAGGAATACCACTATTATAGTCCTGTTGAATGTAATCAATCAGCCCTAGAACAAGTCTCTTTATTTTAGCTACAAGTATCATAATTGTTCCAAAAATTTATCAATAGCCATATCTGCAACAGTATAGATGTCAGATTGATCAAGTGCCTTATCCATAAACTTATGGGCATCAAATCCAGGATGAATCCACGAATTTGGATCACTCTTATCACTCACACATCTAAATGTCATATATCCACCCCTCCTTTCTTTACTGGTAGACGATATGTCTACACGTACCAGTCCAAGATATTTAGGAGCCTTATGCACGTATTTAGGGATAACACCACCAGCAGTCACAATTTCCTTCCTACGCCCAAGCTGTCTATACTGTTCTGGAAGCTGTGACATGGAAACTTGATGCCCTCCATTGTTTTTTGCCAGGTCATAAATCTCCTTTGGCAGGATGCTTTGAAATATATCTGATTCAGCAACTGCTTCCGGAGTAGCATGCCTAAATGGAACAGTCAAGTACCAACCGTCACCCATTGCCTTGCGATGCTTTTTAGGGGATGCTTCAAAAAACGGTTTTTCATCCCAAGCAGACTTCCCCTCCTCCAATGCAATAGCAAGACCATTCTCACCCTCACGCAGACCAAATATAACCTCAAATGAGCTTTTCTTGTCAACATACATCGCATTCTTGTAGACATCGCGAAGCCCCTTTAGGTCATTATCAACAAGATTCTCCCACTTAGACGTATATTCCACAACAATTCTGTCAATGATAGCATCGCTTAATTCCATTGACTGTGTGGCTGTAAGAGAAAATTCCTCGGCCACTTCACTGAGGTCTATATTCAGAGGTATCATTACTCTATGTCATCATTTACCAATAAACCGCCACCACCATAATTCGGCTTGCCAGCGAGGAGATGGGTTCTACGACCTATACTTTGAACAGGCATCTTCAATATCTGAAACTGCCCAGACAACTTATCTCTACCAAGTGAAGCCCTTATTTCATGCGGCATATCTATAATGTGATATTCAACTCGATGTGTGTATACTATGGATATAGCTGTACCAGCATCAACATTTCCCTTTGTAAATCGAAGACAGTATGGATTATCAGGTGTAATTTCATAACAGGTATCATCAAGACGATACAGCTTCTGATCAGACGCATAAAATTTATACACCCTTTCAATGTTTACAGGAGCATAGGAAAGGAAACATATCACGTTCCCATCAGTTGCTTCAGACACAAGCCGCGACTCCGTAAAAGACGCTATTTCATCCTCCACAGTAACCCTATTAAGAAATGAAACAAGACGCCTGTCCTCATCTCGAACCGTAATTGCTGCCGTACCCATCAATTCCGGATTCCATTGAACATAGTTCGTAGAACGATTCAAGCCTGTTATAAGAGCCTTTGTACGTACTGGATTGATAAAGAAATAGCCAAATCCGTGACAGTTCTCACAATCCGGAAGTGCTGCATCAGAACTCCCACAACAAGGACATCTAACAGCCTGTTCACAGACAACATCATATCCGTGTGACCAGATGACAGCATCAAAGTCGTTGGGTCTAAATTGAACAGCAGGCTGTCCATACAGTGACGCTTCAGGTGCATCAATTATGTTTCTATCCTTTAGCATATTCTGAATATTTTATAATATTTTTCACGAATTTTCTATTTTGTTCATTGTGATTCCAAGAAATCGAGTTATATTTGCAGTGTTAAAAGGTTGTGATGAGTAAGTACAGGTTCATTACGTAAATTTAGAGAGCATGACGCTTTAAGCAAATTCCTAAATTCCTTATATAAACCAGACAAATCAATACCTTGTCTGGTTTATTTGTTCAAAATGACTACGTCGCGTATTCTCGTCTTCAATAATTTTGGAATTCTTACTCCTAGAAGAATCATAAGAAGTCAAAATAAAATGCCGCACAATTTGATTCCCATATAAATCTTTAGACACTTCCACGCTAATAACAAAGGATTCACCTCTTTGATTAAGCAATTCATATGCCCCAGATCTTTCATTAAATTTGACTTCAAATGAAGAAGGATATTTTTGAAATCTGATCAAATTATAAGTAAGTACATTTTCCACATTTTGAATAGATGAAAAATCATTCTGTTGAACAAAATGTCTCAAAAGAATATGTTTCAAACCTTTATCTACATTACCCCAAATCATATCTATTGGAGTCTCAACCAGCAATGGTTCCCCTCCAGTTTGATAAACTTGATAAGGCCTACCATTTTCATCAACATCTATTGCTGGAAGCTTTATTTTTACAACATCGTATGCTTGACCAGTTTTTCCCCTAAAAAGTGCCTTAAAAGCTTGTCGAGGATCACCAACAAAATTCCTAAGAATCTGTCCATATCGTCCTCTAACAAATTTATCTTTTACATCATCATACCAATACCTCCATCGTCCATTACGCCACTCACGACGAATGTACTTATAGGACTTCATCAGGTATATTTCAGTCAATGTTAGCATAGTCAATCAACATATTTCCAGATAAAACCATAGGCAGAATTACGACCTTTATGCAGGCAATCCGCAATCCCACCACGCCTAAACCCTAATGAATGACAAGCAACAGAAACACTCCTCCATTCTTTCAATATAACACCATTCAAATCACATTGATAAATATGTCGTGTCTTCAAATTAGTCCTACCAACATAATTTTGTTCAGGTTCAAGCAAAGTACCTTTGTCCTTATTCCAAACTGTATGTGTCACAAAATACTGTTTCTTTCTCTCAGAATTAGCCTTTCTCTCTGCTTCAGACCTTTTCCTACCTTTAGGGTAACCTGTTGAAACCCCTTTCAACCCTTTATTCCACGGTGAATTATCTATATAATATTCTTTCAGGCCTTCGGAAATTTTAGACCGTATCTCCTCAGAAGGATTTTGATTACCATCACCACCATCAGTCGTATTCACAAGATTGTACCCCTGTTTGCGATAATATTGAATATAATACCGTTCCCAATATTGCCAATCCTTCAATGGAATCTTATCCACAATAGATATATATGGAATATCATTATAGTTCAAAATAGAACGAATCCACGCCAATCGATGTGAACTTGTATATTTACGAGCATCATTGATATGACGATGATACCGTTTCCTCAAATTCACAGTCTTGCCAATATACCTGATATTTCCTTCAGGATACTCCAAGGCATATATGTACGCAAACCTTTCCATTAACAAACCCCTATTTTTATTTCATCATATATCAATTTTATACGGGAAACTGTGTCCTTAATTTCCTTCTGATAAGCAACAATACGAGCTCCGTACCCACTATTCGTGGCCGAAGCCGTTGACGATATACCCTGACTCAACCCATCAACACCAAGACTCTGACTTGCAATACCTGCACCGAGAATCAGGTCTCCTGCAATGTTAAGCGGTCCGAAGCATGCTAATTTTCCTGTCAAATTAATCAAGTCCAATGGCATCGTATCAAGATCAAATCCAGAAATGTATTGAAACGACCAATAATCCGGAATCATCCTAAACCTCTGACTTCCAAGCTGGGTAGTAATACCCGAAAGAATAACTTCCGCATTAGCCTGACAGGTGGCACTTCCCGTAGGAACAATAGACACCCTCCTCTTATAAAGGCCATAACTGTTTTGATGTGTAGTAAGCCACTCTGTAGGGTAGGAAATCTGCTCAATGTTATTGAATCGCCCTGTCAACGATATAGGCTTGTTGACAGGGTAATTCGTAAACAATATAGGGAACTGCTGCCAATAGTCAGCGCGATAGAATGTTAGCTTTTCCTGACTAATAAACTGCTTCAGAAGCTTAAGATTAAAGAAACTCTCCACCTCCTGCTGTGCTGACTGTATGTAGAAACGCATACTTTCATTACTGAAGGCCGTTCCATCTCCGCCCTGAATAGTTATACCATACAGATACAGTGCAAATATCTCTGACGGATTAAACATCATACCGTCATTCTTTCTAGTTTTCAAAGTCAAGACAAGCTGTCCCATGTCTAATTATTCTACTGATTCAACAATATATTCAATTATTTCAGCCTTTGTTCTCTTATCAAGACCATCAACTTCAAGACCATTATCCTTTGCAAAAGCAAGAAGTTCGTCCTTCTTCAAAGAAGCAAGCTCCTCACGCAAGGCTTCATCAGATGTCTCTCCTGAAACATTCTCACCCTTAACTTCCTCTTCACTGCTCTGCTCGTCGTTTTCAGACTGATTTAGCTCAACCTCATCAGATGTCTCATGTGTTGACCCAACTTCCTCAAGCGCCTCAGACGTTGATTTGTCTTCCTTAGAAAGATTCTCAACAAGAGCCAAGCGAGCTGCTTTCTCCTTTTCATACTCCTCCTTCCAAAGTTTTACTTCAGCTTCCAAGTCCTCAACCTGCTTCTTACGAGAATCCGCTATATTACGAAGACGTGAACACTCGCCTTTATACCATTCTTCCTTTTCAGAAAAATCAGTCTTCATCTGAACCTCCTTCGGTGTTTCATAGACAGGCTGTTTACCAAATTCATAAATATCAGGAAAACCCATCTTAAGAATTTCAGCACCAAAAGCATCATCTACCTCAGCCACTGAATTAACGAATACAACCTTTTTTCCATTAAAGTTGACTATTTGATTGCCTATTTTCTTATCAAAAAGTTTCATAACAAATCTATTTAATTAAAAATGGGGAGGGAGTTACCCACCCCTCCCCGATAACATTTCACAGAATCAACCCAATTAAAGGGTCGGAAGACCAATCTTACCAATATTGACAATACGAGCAATTTTTCCAGGCTGGTAAAGTACCGGAGTACCGTAATTCAGCACTGAGAATGATCTTCTAGGACCAACAATAGCATAGTCAAGCTTCATCGTACCACCGAGTTCAAGATACTCAAGCATCTCAGAACCGTTGAAGTAAACAAGAGCAGACTTCGTTCCAGCAATCCATCTATTACGATCATGAACTGAACCAGCTTCTGCACCGTCCCATCCTGCTATAAGTTCAGTCTTAGACACCTTAAAGATAGGATGGAAGTCAGCAACATTCTTATCTGCTGGATTGGCTTCAGTACGATAGATAACATAACAGGTTTCAGGATATGCAGATGAAACAGCACCTGTAAACTTCAATGCTACGGACTGTGTTGCACCTACTGCCTGTGCATCGTCATTAAGAAGTACAAGCTCTGACTCTCCGTATCTATTAACAGCTGCCACTGCATAGAAGTAGTTTCCAGCGTGCATTGTACCGAACTGACCCTTTGCATCAACAGCAACTGAAACGGCTGCTGCACCATCTCTAACTGGAGCATTTGGAGCCTTATCAGAAGTCTTACCGCGGCCGAGCTTCACTGGAGCATTCCAGTCAAAGTATTTATCAGCCTTGATGGCAACCTTACCAAACTGAGTTGTAATGTCATTAACGGACTGACCCATCGTAGCACCTACAACACCACCCTGCATTCCAACAATCACACGTTTTTACTCATGGAAGATTTTAACATAGTTGTTGAACACAACTGGAGATGATACGATACGATCAATGATACCGTTTCGGTCATTAACAACAGCCTGTGCAGCATCCTCAACAAGAGCATCAGTAAGAACTGAACCATTTGCATTGATAACGGCTACATCACCGAAATACGCATCAAGAACCTGCTCTGATGTCTTACCAAGAAGACCGCCTGTAATGTCGTTGATACCTGTAACGTGCTGTGCGAACACACCATCAAACTCCTCAGGAACTTTGTTAGAATCAGCATCAATGACTTTCTTGTCAAGAATTGTCTGAAGAAGAATTGTCTTGTTCTCAACCTCCTTGGTGTAGAGAGAACCTACAACTGTCTTCACAATCATTCCCGGATGAGTTACCTGTCCAGTAACACCTGTGAACTTCACAACTACTGACTTACGTCTGTAGATGGAATCTGTTTCGGTAGGAGTTTCACCCTCAACATTGAAGATACCCACCTCCTGACCATACTTATAAAGTTGATTGTACTGATGTACGGTATTTTCGATTCTCTGTCTTCCGAGTTCATTCCAGAAAACAAGCTGGTCAAGCCTATTCTCCAGATTCTTGAGAACTCCATCCAAAGATTCTGGTTTCAAACCGCCACCGTTGTTAAGCTGGTTGTCATACTGCATTCCAGTCAGCAGCCCAGCTTCCATCGCCTTGAGAATCTCCTCTGAGGACATAGACTCAAGCGGATTGGCATTTTCATTGCCATTGTAGTTGAACAAATCCATAATGAACTATAAAATTAAGTAGTTTATAACTGTAAAATTATTTTACAAGACGAACATTTTTGTTGTTATACATGTAGCGTGCAGCAGTCTCACCAATAGCACCACCCACAGGGTCAATGAGGTAATTCAAGGTCTCGTCACGAAGAGATTTCTGGATAGCTTCATCCTTTTCCTCATCAATAGCCTTTTCAATCAGTGCTCTAACAACTGCACGATCACGGCTAACACTGAGAACAGTCTTATCGTTATCGTCCTTCACACCACCCCCAATAGACTTCTCAAGAATAGCACGATTCAATCCTGCTGACTTAAATGCTGGGGCTTGATTTCCAATTGCATCAATCTTAGCAACAAGACTGTCAATGGACTTCGCAAGACCGTCAACCTTTACAAGAACATCCTTAAAGGAATCAGCTACCATAGATTTCAAAAGATCATCACGCTCATCAAGTACAGAAGTAAGACTCTTCATCAATTCTTCACCGTCAAAGCTTTTAGCAATAGGTGGTTCTGGATCAGCACCCTCACCCTCTTTACCATCACCGTCACAACCCTCTGACTTCTTCTTGTCAGCTTCATCACCCTCTTCAGGATCGCCATCACCCTCTGGGTCATCAGAAACATCACCTGGCTCATTTTCATCGCCATCACCCTCTGGGTCTTCAGACTTCAGGGTAATGTCACCAGAATTAATCCAGCCAGCAATAGTCTCTTCAGAAAAGCCACTATCCAACAGTGACTTTACGAGCTCATCGTTTTTCTGGTTTTCAGTTAATCTTAACATAATCTAAAAATTTTATTGTTTACATTTTGCTAGAATCACAGCCATTAAATGCTCTCTTCCAAAGTAGTAAAATCCGATTTTATAATAAACTTCCTACCGCCACGCACAACTTCCAACATTACATCATCACTAACATCAATTGAACCGTCTGTAGGATAAAAATCCTGTGATTGAATACCTTTTGCAATTTCAATATAGGAATTAAAGTTCACAGGTGTAAACGTCATTGCTATGTTATTGATAATAGCCTTCAAAATGTGCTTGGGGTTCTTTGGGTCACGTTCCAAGGCACGTCCTTCTATGGACATTCCTGGTTTGCGTGTTGAACCACTTTCAGCCATCTCAATACACTTATCCCAGAATGCCCTTGCTTCAGGACTGTCCTTCCAGAGCTTACCTTTGACCCAAAGCTTATTGTCAACAACCTTGGCTTCCAGTGGCTCACCGATCCAAAATCTAGATTTAAGTTCCTTCGCCCTGATTGTAAGATGGTCAAGATTTAGCAAGCCATGCTTCAGAAAATGACTCAAATCAAAACCCTTTGGCTCCATACTCTCCCCCTCATAGTCCTTACTGTTATCACTAGCAATCCCTTCAAACACCATATTCTCGTAACGTCTTTCATCGCCACGAGGATACCTTGTTGAATCTTCAGCCTTTACAAGATCAGCTGGAAGAAAGAAATTAAAGTCATTCACGCCACTCATTCACATAAAACTATAATTATGGACAAAAATAATCAGAAACTTACATAACCGCAAAAATGGGATCACCGACATAATCTGTACCATTCTCATTTACAGAAGTAAATTCTTCCTCTTTGATTCTAAAATTCACAGAACCATTCCTAAGATTATTTCGCAAAACATCAATCAATTTACCCATATCAGAATCTTCACCGATATAAGAAACTTCACATTGAACCAGCCTATTTGTCTCAGGATTTTCATTGTAGGAAACACTACGAATAAAAAGCGGCTTTGCAAACTTAATTGTCTCAGTACCATTCACAAGCACCTCATCAACACCATCAAAACCTTTCAGCAATGTTTCCACACCACACATAGGATCACGAACAGGCATGGTAAGTTTCTTTACATCACCCTCCATGCTTTCAGGCATAACAGATGAAGCATTTTCCGTGGACAGGGCTTTCTTAACGATATCAGAACATATCTCCTTAAAGCACTCCACTGACATACGCCCATCCTGAACAGCCTTAACCATAGTATCAAGCGGCTCTACAGAATCCATTCTATATACCCTGTTCATAAGATTCAGAACAATCTTACCCTGATCAAAAATAAAATTCTTCAACGGAATTTCACTTATATCAATCCATTCAGAAAAACACTCCTCTGTCGCGTCCACGGTAACAGGCTGCCCACCATCCACGTACACCTGATAATACTGAATGTGTGCATTCTCGTCCTTATGTTCACCAAGATACCTAATACCTCTAGAAACAATAGGATCCAAGTTGGTTTCCTCCTTAAACTCACGCAAGGCCGCTGTCTTGAAATCCTCATCAGGCTCAACATGACCTCCAGGAATGCACACTTCCCCAGTAGGGCACATTTCATCATCAACGCGATGCAGAATAAGAATCTTACCGTCTGACTCACGCATAGCAACCATGTCCGCATATCTTACAGGCTTGCCATCAACAGACTTCACAAGATTAAAGAATGTGTGCTCATCCAGCTTCCCAACCCTACGAAGTTCGCGCAAGCCGTCCATCTTACGACTTTTCTCAATTTCATCACGCACCTCCTGACATTCTTCAACAAGCACGGCAATACCTTTCAAAATCTTTTCACGCTCATTGACACAGGACGTCACCCTTTTCGTGTGGCTTTTCATAAAATCCGTATGCCGAGCCAAAACTTCTGCCCTTTTAGAGTCAGGCACACTTTCATCCAAGCTATCCATAATAGATTTCTGAATGGAAAACTGATGTGCAAGCTCCTTACCCTCGTTTTCAATCTCAGCAAGTCTCTTTTTAAGACCATGATATTCCTCAAGTTGCTCCTGTGGGGTCATTATCCCAAGCCATTTCTTAAATCTCATAATTATCCAATTTTTATATGTCATAATGTTTATCGCCTATATCAATATGAACCTTACTCTTACGCTGAACCTTACGAACATAATTCTTAGGAGGTTCAAACCTATGATTCTCTTCATTCCACACATAACCCTCTGGAAGCCTGTTTATTTGGCATCGGCAATATGGGTGCACTGGATGCACTGTCGGTTTCCAGTCCTTTGACTTCACACCATAATTCGTACCGTTTGCCAGCAATTCAGAAAGATTGAACAGTTTTGGCTGTGAACCCACACCGTGCGTCAAGTAAAGACGAATACAATGTCTACAGGCTCCAGGATACACCTGAAAATAAACCTTAGGATCAGTGCTGTCCTGCATGAATGTCTGAGCTCTACCCAGATTAAACACATCCTGACACTCCGTTTCCACAATACGACCCCAGTCCCTATTCCAGTCATCCATCTGATGTGCTATGTTGGAAGCTATCTTCTGAACGGTTCTCTTTTGAACAGTGCCATTCAAAATTTCATCATGAATAACCTTATTGGCCTTTGCAGCCTGTTCAGTCTGAATATAGGACATCTCCTCTGCGGAAATAGCGTTCTGCACGTCATTCTTTAGCCTATCCCCAAACCCCTTTATATGAGTGTATGTCTTGTTCGCTGCCACATCATAGAAGGACAGTTCCATCGCAGTCGGGACAAAATCCCCCATTTTAGGGAGAAACTGCAACAGGTCAAAATAAGCCATCGTTCTCGTAACAGAATCGCCCAGTGCAGCCGAAAGCCGACCAAACAGAAAGGACTGATAATGTACTGGAAACTTCGGTATCAACTTAACCAAGTCAACACCACGCTTCTTTAGGAGGTCAATGTCATATTTGGTTAAAAAGCTCCGACCAAGAACACGAGCAACCAGTTTGGCCGTGGACAAGTCCACTTCCTTCAAAATCTGCTGTATGTCCCTATCCGTAAAAAGCATATCAACCCCTCTTTTCCTTAACTATCCTCGTCATCGTTTCAACAATGTTACCAAACAGCTCCACAGGCGCAAAGCTCTTCATCGCTTCACGTTCATATCGCCCCTGTACTGCTGGATATCGCATAGGGTCAACGTGCCTCTGCACCCTTGGAACTCTTTCTCTATAAGCCATTATTTAGCCGATAACTGATTGTCAATAAATTCCAGTGCCTTGCCAAGAATAGGGTTACCCTGAGATTTCTGCATCAGCATGTCTGCAATGTCAAAGTCACCATTTTCACCCTCACCGTTCATCTCATCAACAGCACCGTTCATATCCTCACCACCCATCATCTTATTACTCTGAGCCGTCTGATAGATGGAATTAAGGATCGTATCCTTTTCAGGATCAAGTTCCCTACCTGAATACTTACGAAACATGTCCTCAAGAGAAACAACACCTGCATCCAGCTTCTTCTTGTCAATTTCTATCTGAGCGGACTCATCCTTAATGTCCACGCCTGTAAACACAAATTCAAAACGATCATCTATTTCAGATATAACATATCTATTTATGATGTTCTGGAAAAAGATAAGAAGTGGGAACAGCCCCTTTTTCTGCGAATGATCAAGTCGTTCCTTCTGACCGTCCTGTCCAAACACCCTTGCGGCATCCTGAAACTGAAAGCCCAGTTCTGACGGATCAATACGATAGACAGCACACGTCACAACAAACAAAAACTTGATCCACTCCGTAAATTCCATGTCCTTATTGGACTGCTGCAAGTCTATCCACTCAAGATCAATACCCTGTATTACAGGAATCTTGTGGGCATTATAGACACTGGACATTGTCTGTTTCCAGTCCTGACGGAACTCATTCAACGTACCTTGATCAATATTGGAATTCTTAATATTGATGAATCCCTTTGGCTGTGACCCCTGCTTAAAGAAATTACCGTTATACTGCATACCCCACAGTATCCACGTCACAACTTCTATAAGGGTCTCCAGCTCTGAACAGCCGTAGCCGTTCCTGAACACATTAGTCGTCTTGTTACGTATGCCGTAACCAAGTTCCCATGGATAATAGACAACAAGCTCATCAGTAGCTGGGTTACGAATAATCTGGCCATCCCAGACCATCGCATAACGAGGAAGATAACCGTGCCACCTGTACTGTTCAAACATACTTGCATAGCGTGGGTCATCAGTATCAAGCTGTCGTATTAAGGCGGCATCAACTGCTCTAAACTTGTTCACTTTCATATTACGACTGCGAACAACCTCAAAGCACATCTGATCAAGACACAAGGAATCCTTAATGACCTTACGAGTAAAGTCCTGAAAATTATCCTCTGAAGACCATTTATCATTCTCACCACCATCCTCAAGAAAACGCACAAGCCCCTCAATCACTTTCATGTCCTTCTTAGACACTTCCTTAATGTCACCACCGACAACTCGCTTGTAGCGAAGCTGAAATCCAGGCTTCTGGTCGTCATCACTATACCTTAAGAAATTCTGAATCTGCTCAATACGTGTGTTGATTATGGATTTAATGATATAGATATCACCCATTCGCTGAAGTGTGGTAAACGGTATGCCGTTATTAGGATCACGATATCCACGACCATTAAAGCCAATTTCAGAGGGGTTCCATAGTATGGATTTGATGTCCGGCTTAACAGCCTTACCATTCTTCTCCTGCTGTGCAATGAACGCCTGTGCCTTTAACACCTCTTCAACATTTTCTGATCTAAGAGCCTTTTCCAGTCTATTCTGGAGAGCAAGAGGTGCAGCCTGTGACATCAAACTCAATTCCTGAATGGACATCCCATCTAAACGGTCTATGGGAGCTGACAAACCAGCCCCCATCTGACCTTTTATGAAGTGTTTCTTCCTACTCATAGATGGAAGATTTTTAGATTGTATCCGGAGTTACATAAAGCTTTGCTTCGTAAAGAACACCGCTATAAGTTATACGAATAGTGAACCAAGTTACATCCTTAGGATTGACAATACCAAGATCCTTGATTACTTCCCAAGACAGACCGTTCTTTGCCTTACATGTAAGTGTCTTCTTGTCCTCAGAAACCTTACCAAGACTAGCACTTGTACCAACGAAGTCAAGAACCCTGTCATCAGCCAAGACCTGAACCTCATAGGTGCTGTCATCCTTCTCAGTTACTTTCCTAAACCTAGCTACAAGCCACGGGAAATTAACATTGGTAACACCCTCCTCATAAGGATACTTCTTAACATACTCAGGGAACATGTTTGCTTCGTAGGAGGCCTTATCCCTAACAATGGAAAGATTCAACCCCTCTATCGTACCAGCAAGTGCAACCTCACCCTCCGTGTAGTCAACACTCTCATTGACAACAAGAGCATTTCCTTCAAAACACTCAACTCTTGCCTTGCAAAGTTTAGCCATATTCAGCATGGAAGAAATTGAAACGGTATCACCCATCTTAAAGCAGAACCCAGCCTGCACCAGACTACTATAGTTTTCACCAATAACACCTGTTATAATGAAATTATCAATTTTGCCAAGACCATCAGTCTCAACAATAACCGACTCACTCCCCTTTGTGTAAATATACTTTTTCATCTCTTATATAATTTAATCATTCACCAACTACAGAGCAAATATAATCATATTAAAATTGATAAGGGTGTCTAATGTCAAATGACCACCCCAACCATTTACTTCGCCTTATTCATCAAGTCCTTATACTTCATAATAACATAGAGAGCTGACGCACGTTCAGACTTCTTCATGTTATCAAAATTATCATTGAACTTCTTAACGGCTGCATCATGTGCATGTTTTATAGCACTCAAAGACATACCGTCTGCGGCCTGCATCAAACGATCAACATCCTTACGCCTTGAATCAGTAAGGTACTTCTTCAGGTTCACTTCCCTGGAACGTGGAACGTCTGCAAATGTAACACGTGAAGTCGGTTTACCCTGCTTCTCACCATTTTCCTTAACAGGCTGTTTTTCAACCCTTTTTGCTTCATCTTTCTTTGCACCACCATACTTCTGACCTACATGATGTAAACGGCTGTTTTCTGAAGAATGCATCTTATCCCATGCCTTTGATGCTTCGTACCTTATTTCAGAATTTTTAACTGGTGAGCCAGAATGTTTCTTTCGATATTCTTTTTCGTATCTATCAGCAAATGATTCAAAATCTTCCTCCTTCTGAGCTACCTTACCATACCTCTGACCGACACGGTGTAAACGCCTATTCTCAGATGTGTTCTGATAGACACCACTTCTTGATTTCTCTATTAACATACCATTTCATTTTTATGAATACAAATATAACAACCCCTCAGAAAATTCCAAGGAGTTGTTTATGAAATTTCATACTACAATTTAGTTGTCTATGACTCATTCTTTTGTAAACTTCGCTTTATTGAAAGCATCATAAGCCTTTCTCATCAAATAATCCACCATATCTTGAGGGTGTCCACCATTCATAGCTGCTTGAGCCACCTCAATATCATGATCAAAAGTTTCAAACTTCTTTTGAGCAAATTCCATGGCTTCCTCATGAGATGCACCGTCATTGATAGCTTCAACATATTTTCTAGCTTGCATATCCTTAGACGGATTACCACTACCTACTTCCTTTAATATAGTTGTAACTTTCTTATTTTTGCCAACCTGTCTAAAAGCATCGTAAACCTCGGCAACAGCTCTATAATAGTCACCACCAACTTTCCCGGACAAAAACTTCTTTGCACCAGCCTTTGTTACGAGAAGTGCAACATGTTTCCGAGCATTTTCATCTGGTATAAACTTTGCATCGCTAAAAGCGATCAATGCATCTTTATCCCCTTTATCTGCACGACCTATAGTGTCAGCATAAACTTTATTAGCAAAATCTTCAGCTTCCTTGGCTGTTGCACCATCTCTTATGGCTTCTAACCTTTTGAATTCCTTATATTTTTCTTCCTTTTCAATACCATTTCTTCGTTCAATGCCACGATTAACAGAAGAAACAATAGCACCCTTCAAATCTTCTGTTGTTATGCCAGCAGGAAGATACTTCCTCAAATATTCCTGAAAATCTCCACTATTAACATAATCAGAAGCATTCAAATGTTCACCCTTACCGCCATAAAAATCAGCTACAAACCTTTTCATCGCACTATCAACAGCACCATCAAGCCCATTCTTTATAAAATCACGAACTTTCTCCTTGGTGTCTTCTTCAGAAGACCCCTTTTCCTTCTTTTCAGACTCTTGTTTCTGCACTCCCCCAGCTTCTACCTTTGCCTTTGATTCAGCTTCCTTCTTGGCTGCATGACGCGCTCTACGTCTTTCCTGTCGCTTGGCTCTCTTTTCAGCCTTTTTACGCTCCTCCTCCTCGGCATCCTGCTTGTCAGCACGCTCCTTGAGCTGTTTCACGGTTTCCTTCTGCTCAAAGTCCTCACCCTCCTTCTTCAGGGCTTCAATCTTCTTGTCATAGGCTTCCTGACCGTACTTTTCAACAATCCTATCCTTATTTTCCTCAAGAATGAAAATGTCACGCTTCACGGAGTCACCGTTGCGAGACGGTTTTTCACCTGACTCACCGTCAGCCGCACCCTGTTTCTTTTCATCCTTACCCTCCTTCTGAGCCGCCTTACCGTATTCCTGACCTACACGATGCAGACGCCTGTTCTTGGCATTGTCAGCATAGCGACCGTGTGCTGCCTTAACAATGTCCGCAAATGCAGCGATAGCGTCAGCCAAGTCCTCACGCACGTCAGCCAAGTCCTCAGACTTTACAACGTCACAGCATTCATCAAGCGTATCACCCCATGACGTCAAATACATACCGACCTCAGTTCTTACGGACTTACAGAGCTCCTCACTGATCTCGCCAGTTGCAAATCTTCTGTCAGCATCAGACACAACAACAGCACAGGACTTTCTGATGGAAGCGGCCTTATTAGACATCTCTACATCAAATCTTCCTTCATTATCATTATCGCTATAGATGGACTTGATTACATCAGGACTTGCCACATACGCCTGACCCACACGATTCAATTTTCTGTTTTCAGGTGTGTCAGTATATGTTCCTGCAATACCTTTCATCACAAAACCATTGCTGTCAACTTTCCAGTCAACAAGCGGCTTACGATAATAGAGGGTACACTGGCTACCGTCCTCATTGGCACAGATGGCCTTTTGAAAACCTGCCATCTCTACGGCAAATTCATCCTTATCCTCCTGCAGAACTTCACCTGCCTGAGATTTTATCATAAAGTCTTTGGCATAAGCGGCAACCTGTGCCTCATCAAATACTTCATAGCCATTGGCTAGAGCTACTTCCATGAACTTTTCAACTGGAACCAATTTCTTTTTCATCATATCTTAAAAAATTAAAATTTTCATGATACAAATATAGGCAATTAAATCCTAATAGGAGGATCATTACTCTATTTTCTTGGAACACAAAGGTAATCAGTTTTCTGGAATATCCAAGGATATACTGGCAATTTTCATAAAAATCCACTGTGGAGAAACTTACTTCTCAGACAGTGGAATCACAATGACACGAAAAAGAAAAACTCTAGCATCTAAAATAAAAACTTCACAATCTCAATTTTTCGTAAAAGTTCAAAAATACAAAAAGCCAAAAGACGCTATTATAGCGATAATCCAGTATAAACCGACAAACTTACCAAGCAAAACACAGAAACTTTCTAAAATCGCTTAAAAACTGACAAAACTACCTAATCACAAATCAAACTCAAAATATACATACAGGCACAAGGCCGAAACTAGCGGTATAGGTGGATTCGAACCACCACCTCTATTTATAACATTACTCTAGACACCGCTAAAGATCTGAGTAATATCATAAAAGCGTACTCACATTATACTACATACCTGATCTTGGTATTAATCTGAAATCTTTCAAATGCTGATTATATAACGTCTTTCATAAAGAAATCTCCTATATGAAAATAGGGTCGCTCCGTCGACCCTCTGCTGGGCGGTAGAAAGGGAGAAGACAAGACCTCCGACCATAGGGAGGAGTCTCCCTTTCGAAGCCCTCTATTTCAGATGTGGAGTTTCGGTTCCCTTTTCTATATTTCCCTTCTATTTCAAGTAATAGTATGATTGTGATATGTATTACGACTTTAGGAGTAATACTATCAATAAACAATCATACTATTACCCAATACCTATTACCCCTACTATTACAGGAGGCCTTTTTTCCCGATAACTCATTTGCTCATAGGATTTTATAGGAATGTAAAACCCCCCAAATAGAGGTGTAAAACCCCCCAAATAGAGGTGTAAAACCCC